ATGACCATCGTGGTAATCGTTTATGTAAAGAGAATTGATTTTTCTTTGCTTAACATTTACATACTGTTTAGAAAACTTATAAAAGTTTACAAAGCCGGAAAAGGGATTTCCCTTTATCCCATAAACTTGATGATACATCTGACTATAAGATTCAGGAGTAGGTGTACCTGATAACAGAATTACATTTGGGTTGTCTGATTTTTGTAATAGTTCTTTTACTTGCTTAGCACGTTTACTTGGTTTAGGAAATGCACCCATACTATGTGCCTCATCTAATATTACTAAATCAAAAACACCTTCCACTTTGTGTAATGATTCATAGTTTATAATTGTAATACTAAAGTCCGGGTTAAGTAAATCATAATCATTCTCTATGCTGCTGATTGCTTTCTTTTTAGTAACAAACAAAACGTTTCTTTTATTTTGAAGTTTAGCTATACCTAAACTTGTAAGTGTCTTGCCTGTTCTAACCTCCATCGTTAGATATAAAAAGCCTTTTAATAAAAGTATTTCACTTCCTTTAACAATAATTTTTTTCTGATATTCTCTGTATTTAATTTTTGATTTTTTATTTTCCATTCTGTCTTTGTAATATTCAAGACTTTCGATTGCTCTTCGCTCCACCTCTTCAGTATGTTTGTAGCATCTCTGCTCAACCATAACGGCATTCTTACCTCTTCCCGTTTTTACTAATTTGGTTTTAAATACAATTCCGTGTAGTAACTTTGACTGACGATACATCTGCTCGTCAGAGTAACCCGGTATTCTATCCATTACAAATCTTGTTTTTCCTGAATATATCTTTGTAACGCTGCACATCTTTTGTAGTCTTCTTGTTCTATAAAATAATTTAAAATTTTTTCTAAGTCCCTCATACTTGGGAGCCTTTTAGCTATGTTATGAGCGAAGTATGGATTCTTTCCATCCACAATTTCTTCCCAATCATATTCAAGTATGATAACATTAAATGAATTAATCATAGCTATATGAACCGTATCTATCATAGGTCCATTGATGATTGCTTTACCTTTGGTTTTACAATAGTGAACCATCTTCCGTTCATATCTCTTCCCTCTAACGGTTGAACACCGGTAGTGAATGAGCCATAGGCTACTAACCATCTATAGAATCTTGTTCTGCTTATTGTCATCTTAGCCTTTGGTCCGTAGTCAGGATACTCCCCTATGAAGTCGAAGTATAAATCTTGCATCATAAGTTTTGTGTCTACCCTTAATCTCTCATTCTTTTGATGACCTTCAATAAGTCCGCACCATTCTATAAAATCGTGTGAAGTTTGTGCTGAGAGTTGTCTGATTTTTAGGTTGACAAATTTACTTTTAACTAAACCTGTATTTAAGTAATCTTGTAGGCAGTATGTCATATAGTTATCGAACAAACACCATTCATCTTCATTCCATTCTGCAAAGAAATGCTTATTAAACTCATCAAGAGGAGTGAAGTTTTTATTGTAATGTTGGTGAAGTTCTATTTCCCATTTTCTTCTTTCAAAAGAATTACCTGCTCCCTTAATTGCATAGTTAGTTGTGATTGCAATCTTTGGAGATTTACTAAAAGGTATTTTGATAGCATCTTTATTTTTCTTTTCAAGAGTAAGTCCTTCTGTAACTACACTAAACAATCTTTCAAAATCAAAGTGCTTCTTTACATCATCGAAACAAAGTATCTGCGTGTCTGCTGATACCAATTGATATGGAAATGATTTTTCGAAAGCGAATGCTTTACCATCAATGACTACGAGTTTTTTCATTTGTGAAAGTGCGTTCATAAACAAACCTTTACCCGTACCTCCTTCAGGGTTGTCTGATATTACCTCATCATTTAATATGATTGCCGGGCAATAGCTTAGGTTTTTATATCCGTGCATCATATATCCAATGGTACTTTCCATTGTCTTGGTTCTGTCTCTGTCATTGCCACAAACATTTCCAATGAACACAGAGTAATCACATTTCTTTTCATCACAAATTTTAAACTTGCGATTAATGATATGGTCCTTCCAAACATAACCACCTAAGTCAAGGTAATCAATTGGCTCTATGTTTTCTTTTGTTATTTTGACCGCACAGTTTTGATAATATAAATATGCTGAGTCCTTGGTATCTTCTATAAAGTAGATGTCTATAGTTGATAGTAGTGTAAGAAACTCTTCTCTAAAGAATCTAACTTGGTCAGCAAAATAATTGTAAACACTTAAGTCTTCAATCTCTTGTAAGTAATTCAACACATAATCTTTTATTTCTTTTTCAGATGTATGGTCTATTAGATTGTTGGTTACCTTAACGAATACATAGTTCTTACTACCTTCCGGGCAATACTTATAGAATCCATTATCTTCTAAAAACTTTTTAAATGAAAAGTGAACAATCTTTATAACACCTTTATCGCTCTTCTCCCAAAATGTTTTTTTTGCCTGTTCTTTCTCTATGTTACTTACAATCGTTTCAATTGAATCAGAGTCTAATCCCGTTTCGCTCAGTTGACTTTTGATTTCTTTCTTTGATACACCCTTTCTTATTTTATCTTTTATCTGCTGAAGCCTCTCATCATCTTGATAGTATTTTGTTCCGTGGTTAGTTGTATTACTGTACGCACTATCAATAGTTCTTGTTACCTCGGCTTGTGAGAATCCATTAGTAACATATCTGTTTAGTATGTAACCGGCTAATGATTTGGCTACACCATAATCATTAAAAGCCATAGCTAATACAAAACAATTTTGATTTCTTTGACCTTCAGTCATTGGATATTTTTTCTCCCACCACTTCACAAGTATTTCTACTATTTTATTTTCGTCTGTGATTGGTATAGTCTGTTGGTCATTATACTTACTTACCTCTTGATATTCCGGCTCAGCTATTGTATCCCAAACCTGTGAGTTTATGTTTATAAAAAGTAATGGGTCATAAGATTCATAACAAACTCTTGAAACATTCTTACACATCTTATCAAAGTAAGGTGAGTCATAATATTTCTGCAGTGAATTAAAATACTTAATATGATTTTCCGGGAGAGCAGGTATTTTAACTAATACCTTTAGTCCATTACCCGATGGAGATATAAATACACTGTATGTGTGTGGGTCCTTTGTTAGGTTCTCTTTGTGTTCGAGTAATAGTTTCTTCTTCTCGTATCCATCAAAGTCTAAACAAATTAAACCCGAATGCTCAACCAATGCTGAGTCTTTTCTTTTGGTGAATGTTCCTGAAAAACAAATAGCAGGTAGTAATTTTTTTAATTCATTACGCTCTGTCTTGTCCTTGGTGATTCTGATTTGCTTTACAAGTTTCTTAGTGGCTCCATCTTTGATTCTCTCTAATACAACCTGTACCTCCCTGTGAAAAGGAGTCTCTGTCTCCTTAATGTTTTTGAATATAGTTACTGTTTGTGTCATTGATATGTTGATTAAATGATGATTTGATTTTCATAACTAACTGATTATCAGTGGTTATGTTGATTATGTTGATTATTTTCTCTTTAATGTAAAGAAAAGAAAATTATTGTTAATAAAAAAATATAGTAGTACAAAAGTTTTTTTACTTCACTGTGACATATTAGGTATAAAAAAGAAGGGAGCAATGCTCCCCTCTTTAACCTTTGTGTCTTTGAAGACACTTAGAATGGTAAGTCGGCATCAACCTCCTTTGCAGTTTCCTGCTTAGGTGTGTTGTCTGCTTTTGGTTTAGCCTCCCAAGTATCTAACTCACAATAGTAGTTGCCTCCTTTTGCTCGTTTGATGTCAAGGTTTACCCAACCGTTTTTAGCGTTAGCTTTTAAGAAAGCTATAGCCTCATCGACTTTAATTGATTGCTTCCCTACTACAAATTCAGGAGCATTGTCGTTTCTCTTAAATGAGAAACCATCTGCAAAAACTTTTTCTTCTGCCATTTTTAATTGATTTTAATTGTTCGTTCCAAATGATTAATAATTCCGAGGATAACATTATCTTTCTCCCCACGACTGATGCAGTTGATTGGAACTTCCAACCACATCACTCGCTTTCTTTTTTTAAAGAGTAGCTTCCACATAATATTCGTTTATATCATATTGAGGATTCTCTCCAAAGAACTTTTTGTATACTTCAATTGCTCTTTCTACTTTCTCTTCCCCACGTTGAAGAAATTCTTCTGATGGTTTAAAGATTCCAAGTTGCAAGTTAGTCTTATCTACAACATAAAAAACTAACGGCTTACCAAATAGTTGTTGGTAGATATAGCACTGACTGTCATAATTGTATTTTCTTGCACTCCACTTAAAATCAGATATTGAACTTGTAGTTTTCAGGTCAATTAATTTATCGCTACAAACGATGTCTGCTTTACCTTTCCACTTCATCCCTTTTATCTCCTTAATAGATGGAACTTCATACTCGTTACCTTCCTGACGTATACCTTCAAAGAATGGTAAGTTACCCATCATTGCTTGAACACAATCACGAATCTCTTGTCCTTCCTTTTCTAACATAATAATCCCGTTAGATGCTTGTTCTTTGTATGCCTTCGTGTTTCTTGATGACACTCCAATGAACTCAGTTTCTTCTGCCTTCTCCGGCTCAAGGATTAATTGATGAAAGTATCTTCCTTTGTGAAAGTTTACATTATCATCTTGAGGTTTACCAAACATAGTTGGATTACTCAATAGCGTACCGATGTCTGAATTAGATAAGAACTGCTTACCGAACTCCCCATAGTATTGGGTGTCATCTTTTAGTTTTTCTATTAACTCTTTCATTTGATTAGATTTTTGATTTCATTCTTAGCTGCTGCACTCAATGTATACTTTGTACCAACCTTATCACATAGCTTCTTGAAACCTAATGACTTGTTTTCTTTACAAAAGTTTGCCATTGCACTCCACTTCTCATCAGACACATCTAACTTAGGTTTGCTTGGTGTCTTTGAAGACACTTCTTTCTTAGTAGTTGGCTGAGGTTCGCTTGTAGTAGTTGGCATATCTTCTCCTGCATAGATATAAATACCCATACCGAACATTGCAAGATTCTTAACTAAACATCTCATAAGAGTTTTGTTTATATCAAAAGATGTTGCTGCTGCTACTTGCTTCTCTCCGTATCTTGTTTGATACGAATAAGGAACTTTCTTCATTGCCTGATTCTTACTATCCATTACCGGCAACCACATTGATAATGTTTCTCCGTTAATAGTTACGTTAGTCTCACACATAAAACCTAATGCTTCATCATAGACGTAAGGATTTCCTTGTTCATCTTTAATGATTTCATAAGTTGCATCCGGACATACTTTCTTAGTTTCGCTCCAAGCGAATGCCCAAGATAAATAAGTTAATCCGTTTTTCTTTTCAACGTACTTGTTTACGTTGATTGCAGATAGTTTCTCAAACGTTGTCTGCTTCTTCTCTGTTGACTTTGTTGCCATAATTTAATTGATTTAATTGATTTAATTTTGAATTGATTTCTGAATACTTATTTAGTATTCTTTCTCTACTTGATTTTAAAATTCCTATCTGCTTCTCAGACTTTTTATCATTGATATATTGTTTGATTCGTTGCTCAATGATATCAAGCTTTGAACGATAGTTAGACAAAGATAAGACAAAAACTCCATATCTCCAACCTTTTTCTGTAAAAGATTTTAATTCATCTTCGGTTATTGATATGTAATAATCCCCTCCTTTCATAGTGTTTAGTATTTGAATTGTACCGGTCTCTTTGTCCTTCACAATCTTTGTCCCGTACACCATTTTGGATTGGTATCCATCTCCATCTAAGGAGATTGCATAAGTATCTTCCATTGCCTGAGCAAATATATCTTCCAAACTATACTTCATCTTCGTTTAATACTGATTCTATTGTTTCGATATAATCAACATCACTTTCAAGTTTACTTTTTACTTGTGAGATTCCGTGATGTATAGATGAATGTGGAATAACATATCCATTCTCTGCCATATACTCTTGAATATAAACCAACCTCATTGGTCTAACGTGACAGAGATAATATAGAAGATGTCTTGCATCTACTACATCTCTTCGCTTTGTTTTGGTAAATAACATTTCTTTGTCAATCCCAAAAAGGTAGCAAACCTTGTCTACATACTTATTAAAAATTGTTGCCTTCACTTGATTTTGATTTTAAATTATCTCTTGACCTGCCTGAAAATATTTCAGCCCAAGCTTCAAAGATTTCGTTTAACACTTTTTTTGTTTCTTCATTTGAATACTGTGCCTCTCGGTAAGTATCATCTAAATAATCTCTTAAGTTTTGAGATTCTTTTTCACGCTCCTCTTGGAACATTTTTTTTGATTTTGACATATGATTTAATTTAATTGATTGAATGGTAAAGATAGTAAAAGTATATGGCTTGACCAAATTTTGTCTAACTTTTATCTTCTTTTTTGCACTGAACTCTATATAAGATTAAGTATCCAATCAAGTCAAGAAGAGTATCCTCCGTCTTGTCATTAATTCCTACCGTCTTTATCCTGCTCAGCTTGTCATCTATTCTCGCAAGGATTCCCTCCTTAGCAGATAGCTTTGAGAATATTTTTGGTGGCTTGTTAGCCGTGTCTCCGTATGCTTTATTTTTTTCAAGCAGGAGCATAACTACCTCCCTGCCTACCTCTTTAATTAATTCTTCTGTTTTCATTTTACTATTTGATTATACATAAATTCTTCTACCAAATTCAAATCGTTTGAACGCTTACCCCTGCCAATGCCTGATGGTCTGTATAAAAACTTTCCATTCTTTAGCATTTCGATGTAATGTTCTCCTGCGTACATAATAACATCTGTTGTATGTTGATGTAGAATTGATACATCCGGGACCGCTTGTATCTTTTGAATTTGCCCGGTGTTTATAAATGATTTAATTGATTCCATTTTAATTATTAAATAATTGATTACACATAATTTTTTCAGCACCTGCCAAAGTTTTGTATAGTTTAGGTTTGTCTCCCGAGATTCCACTCCAAAGATATTTGTATTCTTTTTTTTCTTTGTTTGGCTGAATCTTTTCAATATAGTTTAGACCTAAATAGAGATAAACCTCAACCACAAAATCATTAAGCCTTGGTGGATTAGCATAGGTTTTTAAAAATACTGAAGGATTTAGTTTTCTTCTTGTCATACGATATTCTTTCGCTCCGTATGTATCGCCATCCATTGCTTGTTGAACTTTCTGAATAGCAACCTTGTTGTCTGTTCCTGAGTCAAGCTTTAACTCAAGTAGATGCTCTCGCATCAAATGTTTCATATCCATAATAGATTATTTTACTTCACTGATACCACATTCGATTGCATCCCCCACGATTGGATGCCCTGCGATTTCAGTTGCTTGTTTATTTGGTGGGAGATTCATAATGAGACCTTCTTCATTCACGACTAATAGTTTCTCGTTTAAGTAAACGAACTCTATGTATCCCTGAACTAAGTCTTGCATTTTCTTTAATGATGAGATGTCTACATTTGGTATCACCTCACCGCTTGATTTGATTAATCTTGCCATAATAATTTAATTTGATTTATACGAAAGTACGAATTTTATTAGACGTATCAAAATTTTATGTCTGTTATTTTAGCGTACCAATATCCCTTGATTAACTTCTTGTCTGCTTTGTGGAACCATCTTTCTCTTTGATTGTCTGTCTGTTCAAGATGCCTGATTAACATATCAAGTCCATCCTTGATTCCTTTATGCTCTGCTGATGTATGGCTATCGTTTACCCATTCATCATCTGCCTTTATGTCTTCTGCTATTCTTTTGATTCTGTTTAATTCTATTTTCATTTTATTGGATTTAAAAAAAGGATGTGTCTTTGAAGACACACCCCTCGGATTATTAATTTATTGTTTGCTGAAATTTAATATCTCATCTTCCTTAAACCAACCACCACAAGAAGAGCAGTAGTAGTTGTGAAACATATCGTGTTCAACATCATTGAAACAATCAATACAAGTTGGTGTCTCTGATGTTGGGAAATCATTGTCATCCCAACCGATGTCTATTGCTTGATGATTCTCAGTTGCATCATAAGTTGGCTGAACATCATCGAAAGTAAAACTTCGCTGAGGATAAACCCTTGTCTGTTTGTACTCACTATGTAACTCTGTGTCCGGATGAATGTCCTTTGGATTAAAGTATATCCAACAATTCAATGTTCTATTCTTTAGCTTTACCGGTATCTGAACTCTCTTGTACCACTGCGGATGTCCCTCAAGTTGGTCAACCTTTTTAAGTTGCATATCGCTAACCTTGAATACATCAACCACAACATTGTGACCTACACCTTTTTTGTTTACTAAGAATGGTAACCCATCAACAATTAAAGGATATTTGTCTTGTGTCTTTCCTCTACCAATGTGCTTTGCATTTGTAAGGTAAGAGTAATAGTTGTTGAATCCTTTCTTTAATGTTCCATACACCGCAATCAGATTGTCTTGCAATACATTTGCTTTTGAATACCAAATGCCATCACGATATGTATACATATTGCGATTGTAAATTTGGAATGAACGAGTACGAACATTTACTGAAACAAATCTTGAATCATACTGCTCAAGATGTGTCTTCCAATTTCTACGATTCATTGAGCCAAGCTGAATAGCTAATGCTTTTGAATCACATAACTCTGCACTACCAAGTCCTTTGATTGTTCCATTCATCATAAGGTATTCATCTTTGTTGTTACCACATACAAATGGATGAGTGTTTGCTCTGTTGATTGCACCGACTGTTGCATATCTAAAGTGAGCAATGAATGGTCTCTTTGTTATTAGTTTACGATAGTCTTTTGATTTGTGGTAAGTTACCTCAAAGGTATCTAACCAAATGATTCCTAATCCGTGAGGATTAATTTTTGATGATGTCTTTGCTATCTCTTCAGACATCACATTGTTTTTCTGTTTAATAATAATTACACACATAGTGATTTGAATTTGCGAGGAGTGTCTTTGAAGACACTGACCTCTGATTTATAATTGATTGAACAAATATAAGACTAAATTTAGACATAACCTAATTTAATCTAATAATTCTTTTTTAACTCTTTCCCAATAGATTTCTGTTGACTGCTTCTTGTGTCCTCTTGGTCCACCATTCCATTTTCTTGCAACGATTTCGAAGAACTCTAATTGAGTCAAACCTAAACAACATTCAACCTCTTCAGCCATTATGTCAAACATATCAATTGACTTCTGTCTGTTCCATCTGTCATTCATTTCGAACTTGAGATTGACCTTGTGTCCCCTGAGAACCCTGTTTACTTCCCTGACCATTATTGGTCTAATTTGTAGACAACCGACTGCCTTTTCTTTTTTATGGTATGCCGAATCATTACCTCTTGATTCTACATAGATGACTGCGTTAACGAAATCATCCCAGACAATTTTATGTTCCACTGTTACCGGAACTGTGTCTACGGTATTTGCTACGGTGTCTGCTGATTGTAAAAGAAGGGAAGGAATTTCTTCCCTCCCGACTTCTGCAGTTTGTGTCTTTGAAGACACATCACTGCCCACATATCCAACCACAGATAATGCTGATAGTAATATAAATTTTTTCATTTTGATTTGATTTGGTTATCTTCTTCTAAGAATACTTCATCCAAGTAATATCCTTTTGTTCTGTGTATGTAAGCTATGAAATTATCCATATGCTTTTGGTCTTTAAACTCCTTGGTCAATGTCCAAAGAGATTTCCCTCTGCCGTAAGGAATCTTACCGGTTTCGAATTGTAATGTTGCTTTCATATCATCTTGATTTTACTGCGTTAAACTTCGCTCTGATTATCCAAGGGAACTTGCTTATGTTGTCGTTATAAACTCTATCAATTGCTTCCCATTTAGAATGAGCAGGTAAGACTTTAATTAGCTTACCTGCATACCTAACTTTGTAGTAGTGTTGAACTTCTCTATGCATTGTGTCTTTCTTTTATATCAGCTACAATTAAACCTATTGTTGCCCACATACAGAACAACAAGAATGCAAATACAATGAACATTGACAATGCACCACTGATGGTCTGTAATAGACTTCTTGCATCGTTAAGTACAATGTGAATTAATAGTCTTCCCACCATTGAGAAAACTCCTAAAGTGATTGCGATGTACAGAACTGATTCTGCGTAATTTTTGATTTGATTTTTCATTTTATTATAAATTAAATTAATGCTTCTGTTTCATCCTTTTGGAATCATCAGTCAAGGTACACACCTTGATACAGAAAGCAGTTTTACATCTTGCTTAGGATATTGTTTGTTATGGTCTGTATCCGTTTGTTAACAAATCTCTGTCGTACCATTTCTGTGCATCTAATCTTCGCATTGGGTCACAGAATGGAATTACATCACGATTCACTTTGTGAGTAAGAATCATCTTGCGGAATGATTTCGCCAAGGAGATTATCTCAGCCACTTTCGTTTCATCATTGTTGTACATTGACTTCACAATTGGTGTTACTCTTTTAAGGAATGTGTTATGACTTCCGTTAGGATTGTTGATTGAGAAATCAAGTAACTCATACATCAATTCGTATCTTCTCATCATCTGCTTTACAGATTGGAATCTGCTTGGCAATCTAAACTCGATGCAGTTACCTTTCACAAGGATAACTTTGTATCTACCACCACCCCACATCATTGAATCTGTTGTGTCTGATGGCATCAATGTCATATTACCTCGGCAGTAAGAATTGTTTAATCTCTTACGGAATAAAGACATAATGATTCCGGCATTCTTACGAACTGCTTCGAGCAAATCATCTCCACTCATACCTTGAACTGCGATTGTGATATGTCCACCACAATTTGTTGAACTTGGAGAGTATTGGTCCTCGATTACTTTTCTCGCTTCAAACATCATATTGAAAACTTTGTTTCTCCACTTTCCACTTGGTAGTAATGGAAGAATGTTTGTCACTGCTTCATAGCCACAAGAAGAATCTCTTTCGAATCCGCAAAACAATGGGTATTCTTTCACTGCACCTCTGTGCAATCTGTTCTTCTCTACTTCCATTCCGATAGTGAATTTAGAATCGTAGTTACCATCGCCTAAATCGACAAGGTTACGTTTCTGTGAAGACTTCAATGCTTTAATATCTGAAGACTTTGCACCTTTCGACATATCTCTGAAAGATGGCTTTCTGTGGTAAGAAGACATAACTCCTCTATCTCTTCTACCTTCTGTTGTGTATTGAATTTCTGTACTCATAATATCTGTGGTTTTAGATTGTGTCTTTGAAGACACTATTATTGATTAATTGAATTTTGTAAAAACTGAATTGCGTTTGCAATCTCTTCTAAATTGTTACCGGATACATTTCCTTGGTCATCAATTCTAATAGATAGATTTGTTCCGTTAGGATTTTTGTATGTCATCACAAATTGATAGTTAACTCTATCTTGCTCTACAGATGCTTCAGCAATTACTTCTGCTTCTGCTTCAGCAATCTCTTCTTCTGTAGCATCTTCACTAACTTCAATAGCAGTTAAATCTATTGTTCTGCTAAACTCAAGCAATCCGGCAATTGAACGATTTGCATCTTGTCCGACTTCATCACATTTAGTGTTGAATGCATCTACTATTCTTTGGTCAAGGTTAGCCACCTTGATTAGCTTGTAGAAGAATGACTTCTGATATCCGAAGACTTTCTTACCGAACTCTTCTTTGTTCCATTCAATTCCCTCTTCACGAAAGATTGCTTTTGCTTCATCACTTCCGAACCATTCAACTGCTTCGCCAATTAGCTTAGCAAGTTTTGTTGTGTGATTGAATTTGCTCTTGTGAGCATTGTCGATTGAACGCTGAATGCGTTTCACTTCATTTAGTTTCAGTGATTCTTTCACTGATGGCATTCTTAAGAATGCATTTTCGATTTCTAATAATTGACTCATTGTCTGTTAATTTTAAGTTAAATAATTGATTTTCAGTTACTTAGGGTTGTTCGAGACTCTCTCGTTCCCTTTGCATACTGCAATATACACAATTCTTTTCTAATATTAGTCTAATTCTATAATAAACTTTGTCTCTCTCTTTTCTCTTTCTATTTACGCAGTTTTGTTTACCCTTAAAAATCTTCGCACAGAGGTTAAGCAAAGTCTCTTTGTGTCTTCAAGGACACTATGTAATAGCTTTTACTCAAGGAATGGAGGAGAGGAGAGGAAGAACAGACAAACAACAGGAGATGTAACCGGAAGACGAGACGTTAAACGTCAGCAGCAGCAGCAGCAATATGTATTGCAGCAGCAGCAGCGATGAGGTCAAATAAAAAGCTAAAAAAATCCGGATGCGAGGATAAAAAGCATACCCCACCCCTCTAAAAAAAATCGGTTTTCGTTTTGGGGTCCGGCTGCGTGTGCCCGGGGGGAACCTAAACAGTATACATACCTAATATATTTTTTGTATATTTGTACAAAAGCATTAGATATGAAAATGAAATTTCAAAGTATGGGAGGTCTTAGAGTTGAGAAGGGAAGACTTATCAATGATAGACCCGATGGTATTACAGGTATCGCACAAGCTGCTCAATTGCGAAAGACTTTACATAGAGCAAGGAAAGTTGATATGATGGCTGACGGCATAGAACTTGCTGAAGGCAGAAAGAACTTCTACAGAATGTAGTTGATTTTGATTTGATTGATTGATAGGAAAGGAGGAGCATAATATGTTCCTCTTTTTTTTTGTACACCCATCAGGATTCGAACCTGAGACCTACTCATTAGAAGTGAGTTGTTCTATCCAACTGAACTATGGGTGCATTCAACATAGAGATGTTATTTTCTATGTTATTTAATTTTACTTAACTTATTGATTATCAGTTTATTATTTTATTTATGTTGATTATGTTAAAAATATTCTATCATAGATAGTAATTGAAAAAAATAAATAAAGTAGTAGTAGTAGTATAGAGAGTCAATGTTTCTTCATATAGTAATTTAGACAAAATATATACATACTGTTCTTGTGCTAAGATAAATATAATTCGTATCTTTGAGCAAATTAAATTAAATTAAAATGTCAGAAATAGGATACACACCAAAGAACCTACAATTCGATAGCGAAGGTAGAGACAAACTATTCAAAGGAATAGAACAAATTGCTAAAGCAGTTAAGTCAACCTTAGGACCTTCCGGTCAAACAGTTCTTATTGAATCACCAAACCACACTAACGGAATTACTGTAACTAAAGACGGAGTGACAGTAGCTAAAGCAGTTTCACTAATTGACCCAACAGAAAACTTGGCAGTTAAGATAATGAAACAAGCTTCTGAACGAACCGCAACACAAGCAGGAGACGGAACAACTACTGCTATTGTTTTAACTGAGGCAATTGTAGAAGCAGCCAAACACATTATTAATGACTCTAACAAGACAGATGTTCTTAGGGACTTAATTAAAGAAACGAACTTGATTGTTTCTAACCTGAAGGCTAAAGCCAAGAAAGTAACTAATAAGATGCTGAAGGATGTAGCCACTATCTCCGCAAACAATGATGAAGAGTTAGGTGATATTATAGCATCAGTTTATAAGAAGGTTGGTACAGATGGTATAGTAGCCGTGGATAAATCTCAAACATCAGATACATATTATGAAACCACAAATGGATTAAAAATTCAAAGAGGTTATGAATCACCATTGTTCGTAAACAATCAAAGGAAGGATGAATGTGTTCTTGAAGACTCTTATGTATTAGTTAGTGATGCACCAATTGAAAATATATTAAGTATAGAGAGTATACTTAAACCAATTATACAAGGAAATAAAAAGTTACTAATCATAGCACCAACCTCACAAAACGTAACGAACACTTTAGCTGCTAACGTTATGAAGAGTAATTTAAAGTTATGTGCTATAGGTCCACCATCATTCGGATACAAGCAACACGAACTAATGCAAGACATTGCTATTAGCGTTGGAGCAACTTACTTTAGTGAAAAGACCGGGGATGATTTATCATTGATGACAGAAAAAGATTTGGGTCACTGTGCTAAGGTGATAGTTAGCCGTGACTCAACGGTCATCATAAAAGATGATGAAGAGTTAAATGATACCGTAGGGAAAAGAGTAGCGGAACTTAGGGTTGCTATGACAAATGAAAAACGTAAAGAAGAAAAGGAGTTTATCTTAAGTAGAATCGCAACACTAAATGGTGGTGTCGGTGTAATATACGTTGGTGGTCAAACAGACTTAGAACAAAAAGAATTATACGATAGAGTTGATGATGCAGTATGTGCAGTACGTTCAGCTTTAGAGGAAGGCATACTTCCGGGAGGTGGTTCAGCATTAATGCAAGAAGCACACCGCATTGATTTCAGTAAAGGTGAAACCACAGTTGCTCAACAAATTTTAGTGAAAGCACTTCGTGCTCCTATGTTTCAGATATGGGAGAACGCAGGTATTAAATATGAAGGTCAGTATGAAGCTTCAAAAGTAGAATACAATGATGGCTTTGATGTAAAGGAAAGAAGGTGGGGAGATATGTATAAGATGGGAATCATTGACCCACTAAAGGTAACTAAGTCCGCATTACAAAATGCAGTGTCGGTTGCAGTAACTATTTTATCAACCAATGCTATTATTACAATGGCAAGAACATACGAACAGAAATGAAACCAATAGGACACTACATATTAATTAGACAAATAAAAGAAGAGATTAAGACAGAGTCAGGTTTGTTATTATCTGCAGATGATGTATCTAACATAAGATACAAAAAAGCTAAAGTTGTAAAGCCGGGAACAGATGTTTCTCACATTGCAGCAGAAGATATAATTTACTATGACTCAAGAGCAGGACACACAATGGTAATCAAAGACGAACAATATACAGTTATTTCTGAGAGGGATGTTGTTGTTGTCGAATAGTCTTGTTTAGCTTTTTAATGTAATTCCTGTACACCTTATCTGTATAGTTTGCTCCTTCCAAGAATAGAGGGTTTGAAGATTTACTTTCAGGTATTTCTTCTCCCTCTAATTTTTTATATAAAGATGTTATCATTCTTTGAGCCTTATAAGATAATTGGTATATGGCTCTACGCTTTCCTTCTTTCTTTCTAAAAGAATCTATCCAACCTTCCTTTCTTAATTTTTCAAATCTATTTTATCCCAACTTAAGAGTTCGTCAAACTCATCAAAGTTATCTTTTGAAAAATATTTTTCGCTTCTCAAAAAGAGAAGCATTTCCAATTCCGCTTGACTTATGTCGTATTTCTTTTTGACATAGTACCTTATTACTCGCCAATATTTGAGGTAATCAACCATTCGATTAAATTTAATATCTTTGTAACAAAGATACATTTATTATGAGTGACGAAAAGAAATCAAGACCTAACTCTCAAACTGAAGAGAATAAGTACAAAGAGGGTAAGGCAAAAGAAAGCACAACTGCAAACTTAAATATCTTTAAACCTAAAGATGTTACGAAGTGGTCAAGAAACACAAGAAGTGACAGAAACAATAGAAAAGTTTCTTCAGGTGGTAAGATAACTTTTGGAGGTTCAAAGCTTGGAACAAGAATGCGTCTTCATAGAAAAAAGAACAATAGAACAACATAAATATATTATTATGCCGGATAAAGAAGATTTAAAAGCCAAGAAGAAAGCAGCGAGAGAAAAAAGAAGAACTGCAAGACAAGATGTTCGTTACAAAAAGAAGTTAAGAAAAGCTAAGAGTAAAGAAACTTTAGGTAAGCTTACGGGTAACGAAGTTAGACAGGTTAAAGGTGAAATTAAAATTGACAAGCTTAAAACAAAAAGAGCAAAGCAACTTGAGAGAAGAGGTAGAGATATGTCAAAGCCATTGTCAGATTCAAAGTTTGATGATGAATAAAAAACTTGTACCATATTTCTCTGCAGCTATAAAAAAGAATGGCAATCCTGATAAGTGGTCAGGACAGGCTAAACAAAAATATATAGACAACAGTCCTTATAAAAAAATAAAGAGGTAATGCCAAAAGATGCTTGTTACAGAAAGGCAATGAAGAGTTACGGTAAGTGGTCGGCTCGAGCTGCACAAGCAACTGCTAAGTGCCGTAAAAAAAAAGGTAAGGTACGAAAGACTGAGGCAGGTTCTAATTTAAAGAGGTGGACTAAAGAAAGATGGATAGATACTCGAACAAACAAACCTTGGAACAGGAGGTAAGAGTGAATATTGTAGACCATCAAGAAGAGTGTCTTCAAAGACACCGGTTACCAAAAAAGAAATGTCACAAAAGACATTAAAGAAAAAACAATCTGAGAAAGCAAGAATCGGAAAACAAGGAGCCGGAGGTAGAAAAGTTAAGTCTGTTCGAAGAAGAAAATAATATATGGCAGTTAGTAAAAAAAATATGAAGTGTAACTCGGTTAGACCGAGCACAAGACCGGGCAAGAAGAAAATGGTAAAAGCCTGTGAAGGTGGAAAAGAAAAACTAATTCACTTTGGTGCTAAAGGTTATGGTCATAATTATTCTGCTAAAGCGAGAAAATCTTTTAAAGCAAGACATAAATGTGGAACTGCTAAGTCTAAGTTGACGGCAAGGTATTGGTCCTGTAAAAAACTATGGGCAGGTAAAGGGGGAAGCACCAAGTCTTCACCAAAAAATAGACAAGGAAAATATTAGTATATTTGTAAAATAAAAAAAACAATTATGGCACAGGGATATAATTCAAGACTCGATGAGTCAATGGGAGCAAGAAACGGAAAGAAGTCTCAATCATACAAGTCTCGTAGAAACGAGTCAAAAGGTATGGAAAAAGCAATGGGTAAAAAAGCATACTCAGGAAACAAGTCTTCAGCACAAGGATGCTATCACAATATGAATTTGAAATTCGTTAAACACAACTTCTAATGGGGAAACTATTTGTAAAGATGGGATTGTGGATGCAATCCGTTTGGTGTAAATTCCAATGTAAATGGAATTGGCTTGTATCTAAGTTAATGTTTAATGTGGATTCTTGTCCTAACAAATTGTGCACTTGTAAAAAATAAATCAAAATGAAATCAAAAGGACTCGGAGATACTGTAGAAAAAATAACAACTGCCACAGGTATTAAACAAATTGTTGAAGCCGGAGCCAAAGTTTTAAAAAGAGACTGCGGATGTGGGAAAAGGAAAAAAATGTTAAACGACAAGTTTCCTTATAAAAAATAAAAAGATATGGCAACAAACAAAATACAAGGATATCAAGCACTTAGCATTGTTACTTCTGATAACGCTAACGTTCCTTACACTGTAATTAGAGTAAGTGGGGAATGCGATACAATAAGCACAGACCAATTGAATGGTATGTCCGGTGTGGAATTTATTAAGAATGGAGTAAAAGCAGGTGACATTGTAGTAAACACAATTACCGGTGTATCTGCAACGGTAACCGCAGTAATTGATTCTGAAGTGCTACAGTTAAATGCTAACATTTTTACTGTTGTTAATGAAACATATACTATATATGCAGCAAGTGCAGTTGACAACTACCAAGATGCAAATAACGGATGTGTCTTATACATTGGTAAAGGTGGTGCAGGTCTCGATTTAAAGATAACTCCATTGGCTAATCAATTACCTGTAGTTTTTAAAAATGTAAAAGAAGGATTCTTTCCTGTTCAAGTAAAGAAAGTTTGGAAGACAGGCACAACTTGTGCAGAAATTATAGCACTTTGGTAATATGGAAAAATTAACAATAGGCATAACAATTAGAATATGAAAAATTATTGGGTATATACTACCACTTGGGGAAACATCGTATTTAATTACAAACTAAATAATAATGAGTAATTGGATGGGAGATATTAAGATGTACCTTCTTAATATAGGTACTTTTGCGATTTCGATGTCGCATATAGATATGATTTTAAAAATCACCTTGCTTGTTTTATCAGTGGGATATACCGCTCAGCGTTGGTACTTGTTAGATAAGGAACGCAGAGAAAAAAATAACAATGAAGATTGAAAAACTTATAGTACATTGTTCAGCCACCCGAGAAGGTCAACATATAACTATTGACACTATAAGAGATTGGCACGTTAACGGCAGAGGTTGGAAAGATGTCGGCTATCATTATATTATTTATCTTGATGGCACAATTAAAAAAGGAAGAGAAGATAATGTTCCCGGTGCTCATTGTAGACAATACAATAGAAGCAGTTTGGGAATTTGTTATATTGGGGGTGTTGAGTCCGATGGAAAGACACCTAAGGATACAAGAACTTGTGAGCAAGAAGAAAGTTTAGAAAGTTTACTTATGACTTTAAAGGCAATTCACACCGATAGTGTTGTTCACGGTCATAGAGATTTCGCAAATAAAGCTTGTCCAAGTTTTGATGCAACGGAAGAGTATAAATATATAAGCGAAATAGAGTATGAAAAAAATAGTGGAATGGTTCGGGGGGAGTGTAGTTAAAGACTTACTCGGAGGACTTGATAATCTCTTTACTTCTAAAGAGGAAAAAATAAAAGCACAAAACGTTATAAAGCAAATTCTAATTCAAAAAGAATTAGAGTTGCAAAAAATGCAAACTGAAATCATAGTTACAGAAGCAAAAGGTAATTGGCTTCAAAGAAGTTGGAGACCAATATTAATGTTAGCTTTTGGTTTTATAGTAATCTATGTAAAGTTTATTGCACCATTATTTGATTTAAGAATTCCTGAGTTAGAAAATGAATTTTGGAATTTGTTGCAGTTAGGTATAGGTGGTTATGTTATAGGTAGGACAGGAGAGAAAATGATGAAGTCCTATTCTGATTCCAAAAAATAAACCATCAAATAATTTCAGTACCTTTGTATAATAATAAAAACTGCAAATATAGATGTCAAGAATTCGCTTATATCCAATTGATGAGAACGTAGTCGGTGGTGACAAAATGATTGGAACTAATATTAACAATGGAAGAACTAAAAACTTCTCAGTTAATAAAATGGTTCAATATATCAATGAGTCATCTGCAATTGACACTCAAACATTGAGATATAAGTTTCAGTTTTTAGAGACGGGAGATACATTAGAACCCGGAACATTATCTTTCAATCCACAACAAGGAAAGGTTGTTGATTTTATAAATGTATCAAACATAGTTTTAAGCGAAACAAGTTTAAGATATGTTAGTCAAGGTACACCAACAGATGTTTCAACTTTTTATTCAGCAATTATAGGCTCTCAGGTATTGATATCAGACACAACAGACATTTCTAAGTTTGGTGTTTTTGATTGGGATAGTAGTGTTGTTAGTGGTAATCCTAATTTTTACGATATAGGATTAACCCTAATTTCAGGACAAGGTGCTTTAGAAAAGGATAAAGAATATTTCATATCTTTGTTGTCGTGGAACCCATCGGGTGCGGGAGGAGATAAAACATTTGTGTTTTCACAAGGAGTTCCTTTATATCAATGGGATATTACACACGATTTAAATAAATTTCCTTCAGTAAGTGTTGTTAATTCATTTAACGAAGAAGTATTTGGTAAAGTAGATTATATAAACAAAAATAGAGTAACGGTAACTTTCGCAGCACCCTTTTCAGGTCAAGCGTACTGCAACTAAAAAAACAAAAACAATAAAATTATGGCAATAAAATTTTTAGATGCAATTGACTTAACAGGATTAGAAATCCAAAATGTCATTGCACAGAACAATCCGGGTAACCCTGCAAGTTCATTGGGTGAAGGACAATTTTTCTTTGATTCAACTGCAAAGACATTAAAGTATTATAATGGTACAGGATGGGTAGAACTTGATGGTCAAGGTGGAGTAACAGGTATTACTGCAGGTCCCGGACTTTTAGCTTCTTCCTCAACGGGAGCGGTTACAATTAGTCCTGATTATTCAACTGCCAAAAACATTATTCTTTCAGCAACTAATTTAGCAGGTACACCTGTTCCTTTAGAGGCTCACATTATTTATTCAGATTCAAAGAGTGTTGTTAATTATGCAGCCGTACAAGACTTACCTTTTACTGCTAACACAGGTACAGTAACAGGGGTGTCAGGAACTGCTCCAATAGTTTCAAGTGGAGGTACTTCACCGACTATTAGCATTAATGACTTCACGGGTGCAAACGGAACAACTGCAGGAACTAAAGGTGCAGTACCTGCACCGGCAGCAGCAGATAATGTTAAGTATTTAAAAGGGGATGGAACTTGGGCAACTATTCCTTCAGGATTTGCAGGGTTTGATATTACAGATGGAACAACTTCATTCTCGGTAGCTTCAGGTCAGACCGTAGGTTTTATTTCTAAAACCTTAACTGTTGACACTTCTACTCCTCTTACAGTTAGTTTAGAGTTACCAACAACAGGAATAACTGCAGGTAATTATACCTCAGCAGATATTACTGTAGATGCTGAAGGTAGAATAACCAAGGTTAGTGATGGTGGTGCAGGAACAATGAGTTCATTTATACTAACATCAGATAGTGGTACAAACCAAACAATAACTGACGGGGAGACACTTACTATTAGTGGTGGTACTGCATTGTCAGGTGTGGTTGGTAATACAGATAAAGTAACTATTAATCACGATGCTTTTGGAAGTGCAGGAACATATGCATATCCTTCTCAAGTAGTAACAAACGCAACCGGTCACATTACCTCTATTACTGCAGGTAGTGCTCCGGGCACAATGAGTTCGTTTACTATTGAAGCTGACTCAGGAACTGCTGAAACAATTAGCAATGGTAACTCAATAAACTTTGCCGGTGGTGAAGGTATTGTTACTGATGTAGCAGCTACAGACCAAATAAATATTGTACTTGACCTTACGGAACTTCCTGCAAGAACTGCAACGATAGACCCTAAGTCAGATAAATTAATTGGATTGTTTGATAAAGCAGCAGACCAAAACACGGTTGTCATTGCTGATTTAACATTAAGTATGTGGGGAGCACCAACTGCTGACATAAGCATTGCTTCTAACAAACTTACTGATGTTAAAGACCCAACTGCTACTCAGGATGCAGCTACTAAAAACTATGTAGACACTACATTCGCAGGTTCAGGTGCATTGATTTACCAAGGTGGTTATGATGCAGATACTGCAGCACCAACAGGAGCAGCAGTTAAGAAAGGATTTACTTATGCAGTAACCAAAGCCGGTACAGGAAATCCTGTTGGATTTTGGAGTCCTGCTTTAGAGGTTGGTGATTTAATTATTGCTAATCAAGATAATCCTACAACTGCAGCAGATTGGACAGAGATTAACAAGAACATTGATGTTGCAACTGCAACGGTTCAAGGTATTGCTAACTTCCCAACTGCAGGTGGACTAAGTGTATCTGCAGGTGCAGTAAGCTTACCAAACAAAGTAACTGCAGGTAGTGCAGGTACTGCTTCTAAGTCTGCTGCAATAACAGTTGATGCTAAGGGTAGAGTAACTGCTTTATCAGATGCAGATATTTCTATATCAGCAAGTCAAGTTAAAAACTTCTGTGCAGAAGTTGAAGCTTGTCAAACTAAGAGGGAATATGTTGAGACAGTTGGTGGTAGTGATACATTTGTTATTAATCACAAACTTGCCTCACAAAATGTAATGGTTCAGGTGTATTCAAATACTTCACCTTTTGATACTGTTCACGTTACAGTAGAAAGAACTGATGTTAATACCGTAACAGTAAGAACCGCTAAACCACAAGCAGCAGCAGCACTTGTTGTAATGGTTCAGAAAATAGGCTAAAACTAAATGGCATATATAAAGTTTAAGGAACCCATTGACGTTACCGATGACCTTAAGGTTAACGGTACATCTTTGGGGTCCAATGCTTTTACGAGCACAACAATTCCAACAGACAATAATCAGTTAACTAACGGGAGGGGTTATATTACTCTTGCTCAAGTACCGGCTGAGTCTGATACTTTAGCTACAGTTACAGGGAGAGGTGCTACAACAAATAGTGCTCTTACTTTAAATGGTAACGTAACCTTAGGTAGTAGTGCCGATTTAGTATTTAAAGACTTAGGGGGAACTTTTCCAACATCAGGTAAAGGTTTTGATTGGACCTTAAATAATGATGGTGCAAGAATCTACGCACAACAACCATCTTCTGATTCAATTAATTTTGTTTTTGAATTAAGAGATAACACAACTGTAAACGATAAATTTATATTTTACGTTAAAGACTACAGAGGTGCAGCATTCAATAGAACTCCACTTGAATTGAGAGGTGGTACTATTGTTGATTTAGTAGATTCAGCTTTATATACCAATGGCTCTTTAAGACTTTCTAATACAGGTGTTCTTTCAAATGTAACAAACACCAATTGGGATAATGCTTACAACAATCAAATTACAAAACTTGCAGTAACCGGTAACACAACTAAAACATTAACTGCTACTCAACAAGATGGTGGTACGTTAACTGCATCTTGGACAGACAACTCAGCTTCAGTAAGCAATAATAAAATTACATTATCTGCAGGTTCAGGTATGAGTGGTGGAGGAGACTTTACACTAAACCAAACTACAGATGAAACAATCACACTAACAAACAACGACAAAGGCTCTTCTCAGGCAATATTTAAAAATGTTACTAATGGTGTGGGCATTATTAAAGCAACATCAAATAACGACACTTAAACTCTTATTGGTTGTAAAGGAACAAATGTAACTATTAACGAAGAAACAAGAGAAGTTGAGTTTTGTGTTGATAGACAAACATTATCTGTAGTAGGTGAGGAACTTACTATAACCGATGGTAACACTGTAACCCTACCAACAAACACAGGACCTCAAGGTCCTAAAGGAGATACGGGAGCACAAGGACCGGAAGGTCCGGAAGGACCACAAGGTGCAAAAGGAGACACGGGAGCAGCCGGTGCAAAAGGAGATACGGGAGCAGCCGGTGCAAAAGGAGATACGGGTAGTCGAGGACCAATAGGCTTGACAGGACCGGAGGGTCCTCAAGGTCCTAAAGGAGATACAGGCGACCAAGGTGTTAAAGGTGATACCGGAAGCCAAGGACCAATAGGATTAACAGGTCCACAAGGACCCGAAGGACCACAGGGTGATATTGGCAAGACCGGTGATACGGGTGCTAAAGGCGATACAGGTGCACGGGGTCCTATCGGATTGACAGGACCTGAAGGTCCACAAGGACCAAAGGGTGATACAGGTGACCAAGGTCCCAAAGGAGACACAGGTTCTCAGGGTCCTATAGGTTTGACGGGACCAACGGGACCCGAAGGACCACAGGGTAAGACCGGTGCCACAGGAGCCACCGGACCACAGGGACCTAAAGGAGATATTGGAGCAACAGGACCGGAAGGTCCTAAGGGAGATACCGGAAGTACGGGTCCACAAGGTGCTAAGGGAGATACCGGAAGTACGGGTCCACAAGGTCCGGAAGGACCCGAAGGACCACAAGGGAAAACCGGAGATACCGGTGGTGTTGGACCTGAAGGACCTAAGGGAGATACAGGTGCTAAGGGAGATACCGGAAGTACGGGACCAACGGGACCGGCAGGTGCTAAGGGTAGTACCGGAGCAGTTGGACCTGAAGGACCGGAAGGACCGGAAGGAGCCAAAGGCGATACGGGAGCAAAAGGAGACACGGGAGCAGTTGGACCGACAGGACCAAAAGGTAGCACCGGAAGTGTAGGACCGGAAGGACCTGCAGGAAAAGATGGAGCAACAGGTCCGGAAGGACCTGAAGGACCTAAAGGAAGCACAGGGTCAACGGGACCTCAAGGTCCACAGGGTCCGGCAGGAGCCAAAGGAAGCACAGGGTCAACGGGACCGCAGGGACCGGAAGGTCCGGAAGGTCCGGAAGGTCCGGCAGGAGCCAAAGGAAGTACAGGCTCAGTAGGACCGCAGGGACCGGAAGGTCCACAAGGAGAAAAAGGAAACACCGGTGCACAAGGACCAATAGGATTAACGGGACCTCAGGGAGCCAAAGGCGATACCGGAAGCCAAGGACCTCAGGGAGCCAAAGGTGATACAGGAAGTACAGGACCACAAGGACCACAGGGTCCGGCAGGAGCAGATGGTAAAGATGGAGCAACAGGACCTCAAGGTCCACAGGGTGCAACCGGCTCAAAAGGAGCAACCGGAGCAACAGGACCTCAAGGTCCACAAGGTCCACAAGGACCACAAGGACCTGCAGGAGCAGATGGTGGCGGTGATATTTTCCTTAACGGTAAACAAACACAAATTGTTAGACAAGATTATATTACAGAAGGTAAGACTGCATACTTGCAAATAACTTTTGATGATGGAAGTACAACTTGTATATTGTTAACTCGATGTGAGTTTTAATTGCAATAGAAAATTTCATATCTTTGTAACTAATAATTAATTTAATATAAATCAAATGGCAAAAAGTAAAAAATTGACAGAACAAGAACTTACACAAGTTCAATCAATGCTAAACGCATTCAATCAATTAAAGATGCAACTTGGAGATGCAGAACTACAAAAAGTAGCACTCGTTAAAAAGATTGACACTTTAAAATCTGATTATGCAGCAGTAGAATTAGAACTATCTAAAAAGTATGGTGAAGATTCTCAAATTGATGTTCAAACAGGAGAAGTAAAAAAGAAAGAAGAACTAACTAAAGTAGAATAATGGCAAGAATAAGTACATATGCAATAGATGGCATCCCAACAATTCACGACAAAGTAATTGGTACAAACGTTGATGATGCTGATGTTACAATGAATTATACCATTGGAGACATTATTGCATTAGTACCGGGAGGCTCAGCTTCCGTTCAGTCATTAAATACTCTTACGGGTGACTTAAACTTAGTTGGAGCCGGAGGCATTAGTATTAGTGCTTCCGGAACTGACATTACTATTACAGGCAGTGGCAGTGGTATTCAATCTATTGATGGAGCAACAGGTCCTGATATTGATTTAGTAGGTAAGGGAGGTATTACAATAACTGCAGTAGGGAACTTAATTAACATAGATGGTTCAGGTATTTCAGGAGGTAGTCCGGGAGCACCTAACCTTGGAGTTCAATATAATGATGGTGGTAACTTTGCTGCAGGTGATTTTTTCACAGTAGATTTAAAAGGATACGCAAACCCTGCAGTTAATATAGGTAAAAACCAAGAACTAAAAGGTCAGTTAAATATATTTTCAGGAACCGGTGAAGGCTCGTTTTTTGGAGAGACAAGATATTATGATGCAATTGGTTCGGGTCAATATGCTTCTTGGGCATCTCCGGGTCAAATATCAAAACAAAGCTATGCGGTTGCTCTACCGGAAAACGAACCGGCAACAGGTCAAGTATTAGTTATTGATAAAGTTGCAACCTCAACAACTCCTTACACATCTCTATGGTCTACCGTAGGTGGTAGTAGTGCTGATGAAAAATTTAAATATGATGCAGCAGATACTCAAGCAGGATATTGGAGTGAAAAAGTAACAATAGGTTCAGGTTTATCAGGTTCAGTTAATACAGATGTAAATGGTGTTAAAACACTAACTATAAGTGCTGTATCATACAATATGGTAAATAGTATTAAGGTTGGTAGTGATACTGAATCAGGAACATTTGAGTTTACAGGTTCAGGTGTTACTATGGACAACTCAAGTAATCCAACTGTAATTAATTTTGATTCAGGAAGTTCAGGAATTACAGGGGTTATAGGACCGAATGCATCTGTTGTAGGAGATATAACATTTAACGGTGCTTTAGTTTCTCAAACCGGAAATACATTTTCATTTGATTTACCAAAGAGTGGTCTTGTAACAAGTGTTACGGCAACTAATCCTATTAAGAGTTCCGGTGGAACAACACCGGATATTAGTATGAGTGCAGCTTCGGCAACAGGTGATGGGTATTTATCATCAGGAGACTTTGCTACTTTTAATAGTAAACAAGATGCTTTAGTTAGTGGAACAAATATTAAAACCGTTAATGGAAACAGTCTTCTTGGTAGTGGAAATTTAGCTATTACTGCTACTGCAACACCGGGTGGTTCAGCATCTAATGTTCAATTCCATAATTCAAGCGGATTATTAGATGGTGATATACAATTTACTTATAACTTAGATTCAGTTAATAAAATTGCTACGGTTAAAATAGGTGATGAAGTTTCTCCATCTGAAACTTATGGAGTATTAAGGCTTGACGGAAACAATGGTAGCCAAGGTGGTAAAGTTGAATTTAGAACAGGAAGCAGTAAAGCAGTTACTCCAAAAACAATTACTCTTCAAGCACCGACTTCAGGTGTTGACCAAGTGATTTCATTACCTGAAACTTTACCTACTGCAGGAACTCAAGTGTTAGGTCTTAAAGCAATCAGTGGAACAGACATAAGCACACAATGGGTAGACCAATCAGCATCTTCACTGCCTTATACAAGTTACGAGGTTCTTTTTTCAACTGCCGGTGGTGTGGTAAATGCTAAGCAATTAAATAACACAACGGCTTTGACTTTTGGTTGGACAGATAATCGTAATGGTACGTTAACTGTTAAAGCAAGTGGGACACTTCCGGATACTGATGAAGTATTTGTATTGTTAAATGGATTTGGTGGTTCAAAAGGTGGAATAGTTCAATGCTACTTTGGTGGTTTCGACAGAGTTCAAAAAGAAATTCAAATTGACATATATGATGAAGTACTTCAAAATCAAGCAATTGATATCATACAAGGCAACTTTGAACTTAGAATATACTAATGGATATTAGAAAAATTTCTATAGGACCTGATTATAAGTCAGGAGCAATGCATTATATTGTAGGTCAAGCAGTGTTAAATGGTAGTTATACAATTCATTTAATTAAGTTTGAAGAAGAGTCTGATAGTATTTTAATATACATTCAGAAAAATGATGAAATATTATTATGGAAAGAGTTCACATCTATGATGCCTGTCTCTATTGAATACAATATAAATTTTCTGTAATGACAGATAATGAAAGAAAAGAACTAACAGAAAAAGTAGAAGTTCTTAAAAAACAAAAAGAAAGTATCTCTGATTGGATGGAACAAATGTCAGTTGCTGATGAGATTCACAATATTGAAATGAAATTAAATGGAGTCAAACCAACTGATTCACATATAGACTGTATTGGTTGTGGCTCATAAATTAAATTATGAAATCACCTTTTGCTTTTATTGTAAAACCTTTAAAGGGTAAGCGATATAACAACACAAAAGAAATGTCCGGATTGGACATTATTATAAGTACATCTGAAGAGGATTTTCGATTTGCGAATCGAGAAGCCGAAGTAATAGAACTCCCCCTTGGATATAAAGGTCCAATAAAGGTGGGAGATTTTTTATTAGTACATCACAATGTTTTTAAGTTCTACAATGATATGAAGGGTACAAAACGAAGTGGTAAAAGTTACTTTAAGGATGATTTGTTTTTTGTAGAAAAAGAACAATTTTATATGTATCATAATGGCACACAATGGAATGCCTGTGATAGATACTGTTTTGTCAAACCTGCTCCCGTTGAAGAATCATATGTATACAAACCTTTAAGTGAAGAGCCTTTAGTAGGTGTTATGGAATACCCAAACGATTACTTAAAATCTAAAGGTGTCACAAAAGGAGATAAGGTTTGTTACAAACCCAATAGTGAATATGAGTTCATCGTTGATGATGTTAAGATGTATAGAATGTTTGACCATCAAATCGTTATGTCAATATGAATGTAGGAATATTTGAAGATGTAATAAAGGATGTAGAGTCTTATGTTCAGGATATAAATGATTTTGGATTTGAAGATGTTAGTCTTGATGAGGGTTTGTTTAAGAATATACAGATAAGACCTGTAGATGAATTTGTTCTGTTTTTAGAAAAAAAATATCCATCGTATGAAGCAGTTTTAAATTTCATTAGACGTTCACCTAAGAACCAAGAAGAACCAAATTGGATTCATACAGATGAAATGATGGGAGACTTGACCGCTATACTTTACTTAAACACAGAGCATCCTGAAAAGGATGGAACTACGTTATATTATAAAGGAGAAAAAATGTGTATATTGAGGTCAAGATATAATAGGCTTATTGTTTTTCCATCTAACCTTTATCATTCAAGAAATATTTTTGAAAATTTTGGTTATGCAGAAAAAGCAAGATTAATACAAGTGTGTTTTTTAAAAGAAAAAAACAATGGATGATTTTCATAAATTTCTTGAAGAACAAAATATAGACTTAGAAACTCTTAATAATTATATTGACTCTGAAGAGTTTGAGTCACAAGCAGGACCTGTTGTCGATTTTGGTAATAATAATTATGAAGTTAGAAATTCAAGCATTGAAGGTTTTGGAATTTTTGCAACAAAAGATTTTAATAAAGGAGAAGTTATTGGATATGGAACTCTTGACGGATGTAGAACTATAGCAGGTAGGTATACAAACCACTCTAAACATCCTAATGCAGGATTTTATTATTTTAGAGATAATGAAAATATGATACTGTTAGCAAACGGGTACATCGAAGTAGACGAAGAAATTGTTGTTAATTACAGACACCATACTGACACAAGAAAATATTATGAGTAAGTATATTTATTGGGAAGATGAATGGAACGAACACGATGGTTCTCAGATTCCTATTAGAAAATCTAAAAGATTTAAAAATGAAATCAAAAGAAATAAAATTAAAAATAATAGAAGCAGGTCACAGGGCAGTGGAACAACTGATAAAGGTGGCGAAGGAAGCGATTATTAAACAAGACCCTGAGGATGACCTTTCTGCTGATAGATTAAAGAATGCAGCAGCTACTAAAAAATTAGCAATCTTTGATGCTTTTGAAATACTTAATCGTATAGAGGCTGAAAAGGATGCAATAGATTCATTAGAAAAAGGAACAAGTAAAACTGATACAAAACAAGGATTTGCAGAGCGAAGGTCTAAATAACTTATTTATAACCCTTAATGGTGTTGTACCAAAAAATGTTTTAAAGTCTAAGAACAAGGCTAAAACGTGGAAATATGGGTATGACACTAAGTATGAGTTTGTAGTTATTTCTAAGACAGGTCAGATTGGCGAGGTTATCAGTATAAGTGGATTAAAGGTAGCGTTACCATTAGAACCAAAAAAGTGTCTTCAAAGACACAAAAACCCTAAAGAACAATATTGGGAAAGAGAAGACCTTCCTAAGCAATTAAATAAAATACAATCTATATTTCAGTGGAATGAAATGTCATCTGAATTCAAAGACAGATGGGTGGATTATATTGAGGAAGAGTTTGATAGAAGGGAGCAAGGTTTATGGTTTATGTCCAATGGTAAACCAACATACATAACCGGAGCACATTATATGTATCTGCAATGGACAAGTATAGATGTGGGTTATCCGGACTTTAGAGAAGCTAATAGAATATTGTTTCTTTATTGGGAAGCATCAAAGGCAGACACAAGGAGTTTTGGAATGATATACTTAAAGATAAGACGTTCAGGCTTTTCTTTTATGTCATCATCTGAATGTGTTAATACAGGGACACTTGTAAAAGATGCAAGAGTAGGTATATTATCTAAGACAGGTTCTGATGCTAAAAAAATGTTTACAGATAAAGTAGTTCCTATAAACAGTAGGCTGCCGTTTTTCTTTAAACCTATTATGGATGGTATGGATAAGCCAAAAACAGAGTTGGCTTTTAGAATTCCTGCGGCAAAGATTACAAAGAAAAATATGTATGATACAACTAATGATGAGTTGTATGGGTTAGATACTACTATTGATTGGAAGAACACAGATGATAACAGTTATGATGGTGAAAAATTATTATTATTAGTTCACGATGAAAGTGGTAAATGGACAAAGCCTAATAACATTTTAAATAATTGGAGAGTTACCAAAACTTGTTTAAGGTTAGGTAGTAAAATTATAGGTAAATGTATGATGGGGTCCACATCAAATGCACTTGAAAAGGGTGGTGATAATTTTAAAAAACTATACACAGACTCTGATGTGGGAAAACGAAATGCAAATGGTCAAACCAAAAGCGGTATGTATTCACTTTTCATCCCTATGGAATGGAATATGGAAGGGTTTATAGATAGGTATGGTATGCCTGTTTTTGATACACCGGAAGAACCTGTTGTTGGAATAGATAATCAATTAATACATCAAGGAGCAATTGATTATTGGAAAAACGAAGTTGACTCTTTAAAAAATGACCCTGATGCATTAAATGAATATTACAGACAATTCCCAAGAACTGAGTCTCACGCATTTAGAGATGAAAGTAAACAGTCTCTTTTTAATCTAACTAAAATATATCAGCAAATAGATTACAATGATTCATTAATTATTGACCACCATATTACGAGAGGGTCATTGAGTTGGAAGAATGGAGTTAAAGATACTGAGGTAATATTTTCTCCAAATAATAGAGGAAGGTTTTTAGTTTCTTGGACCCCTAATAAGTCTTTACAAAACAGGGTTGATATAAGAAGAGGTATTAAGTATCCCGGCAATGAACACATAGGTGCATTCGGGTGTGATAGCTATGACATATCGGGTGTAGTTGGTGGTGGTGGCTCTAATGGAGCACTGCACGGGAAGACTATGTTTAGTATGGCTGAAGCACCAAGTAATGAATTTTTCTTAGAATACATAGCAAGACCACAAACTGCAGAAATATTTTTTGAAGATGTTTTAATGGCTTGTGTGTTTTATGGTATGCCTATATTAATAGAAAACAATAAGCCTCGATTATTATATCATTTTAAAAACAGAGGGTATAGAGGGTTTTGTATGAATAGACCTGATAAGGCATATACTAAATTATCAAAAACTGAAAGAGAGTTGGGTGGAATACCTAACTCAAGTGAAGCAGTAAAACAAGCACACGCTTCTGCGATTGAATCTTACATTGAAACTAATATAGGTTTTAAAGATGATATGGAGATTGGAGATATGGTTTTTTCAAGAACTTTAGAAGATTGGGCAAAGTTTGATATTAGCAATAGAACTAAGTATGATGCTTCTATTAGTTCAGGCTTAGCAATTATGGCAACACAGAAACACCTTTATTTACCTGAGAAAAAAGTTTCAAAAATAAAGGTTAACTTTGCAAGGTATAGTAACAAGGGCAAATATAGCGAAATTATTAGATGAAAAAAGTAAACATAAATATATCATCTGCCGGATTTCCAAGCCAATTTGTATCTGATTCAGAAAAAGCTACTGATGAATTTGGATTACAAATAGGACAGGCTATTCAATACGAATGGTTTAAAAAAGACGGCAGTGGTTGTAGATACTTTAGTCAGTGGAGAGACTTCAATAGACTAAGATTGTACGCAAGAGGTGAACAAGGTACAGGAAAATATAAAAACGAATTAGCAGTTGACGGAGATTTGTCTTATCTAAATTTGGATTGGACCCCCGTACCTGTATTACCTAAGTTTGTAGATATCGTAGTTAACGGTATGCAAGATAGAGAGTTTAGTGTTAAGGCTTACGCACAAGATGCTATGTCTCAATCTAAAAGAAGTAAGTATCAACAAATGATTGAAGGGCAAATGGTAGCTAAACCAATGCTCGAAACTATACAACAGAAGACCGGTGTCAATCCTTTTACTATGGAACCGGAGGACCTTCCTCAAACTGATGATGAGTTAAAGCTATATATGCAGTTGAACTATAAACCTGCAATTGAAATAGCAGAGGAAGAAGCGATTTCAACAATATTTGAAAGCAATAAATATAATGATATAAGAAAGCAGTTAGATTATGATTTAACTGTTTTAGGTGTTTCAGTAGCAAAGCACGAATTTTTACCCGGTGATGGGGTTAGACTTAAATATGTTGACCCTGCTAATGTTGTCTATAGCTATACAGAAGACCCGCACTTTAAAGATTGTTTCTATTGGGGAGAAATTAAAACAGTACCAATTACTGAGTTAATTAAAATTGACCCAACTTTAACTAACAATGATTTAGAAGAAATATCTTCATATGCACAAAGTTGGTTTGATTATTTTAATATAGCACAATATTATCAAAATGATATTTTCTATAAGGATACTGCTACGTTAATGTACTTCAATTATAAGTCTACTAAAAAAGTCACTTATAAAAGAAAAGTAAAGGATAATGGTAATGTAACTATGGTGGAAAAGGATGATACTTTTAATCCACCTATTGAAATGCAGGAAGAAGGAAACTTTGAAAAAGTTCAAAAAACAGTTGACGTATGGTATGAAGGGGTAATGGTTATGGGTACTAACATTATTCTCAAGTGGGACTTGATGGAAAATATGGTTAGACCTCAATCAGCAACCCAACACGCTATACCAAATTATGTAGCAGTTGCACCAAGAATGTATAAAGGTGTTATTGAATCTTTAGTAAGAAGAATGATACCTTTCGCTGATTTGATTCAGATTACACATTTAAAACTACAACAGGTTATAGCGAGAGTTGTACCTGATGGTGTGTTTATTGATGCTGATGGACTGAATGAAGTGGACCTTGGCACAGGGAATGCTTATAATCCCGAGGATGCTTTAAGGTTGTATTTTCAAACAGGTTCTGTTATTGGTAGAAGTTATACTCAAGAAGGAGACTTTAATCAAGCAAGAATTCCTATAAAAGAGTTACAGTCATCTTCGGGTGCATCGAAAACTCAAATGCTTTTAAGCAACTACAATCATTATTTAAACCAAATTAGATTAGTAACAGGGCTAAACGAAGCAAGAGATGGAAGCACACCTGACCCTAACTCTTTGGTTGGGTTACAAAAGTTAGCTGCATTAAATTCAAATGTAGCGACAAGACATATTTTAGATGGAAGCTTATACATATATCGTAGTCTTGCTGAGGCAACTACATATAGAGTAGCTGACATTTTGCAATACTCTGACTTTAAAGAAGAATTTATAAACCAAATCGGTAAATACAACGTCTCTATATTAAGTGATATAAATGATTTGTATATATATGATTTCGGAATATTTATTGAGTTAGCACCGGATGAAGAACAAAAACAACAATTGGAACAAAACATCCAAATGGCTTTATCTAAAGGTGATATTAATTTGGAGGATGCTATTGATATTCGTGAGATAAAAAATCTTAAACTTGCTAACCAACTTCTTAAAATGAAAAGGGTTTCTAAGCAAGAGAGAGATGAAAAAATGGCTATGCAGAAACAAGCTATGCAGTCTCAACAACAACTTAAGTCTCAAGAGATGGCAGTTCAGGCAGCACAGATGAAAGTGCAAATGGAGACAAAAGCAAAAATGGAGTTTAGACAAGCCGACATTGCTTTTGAAATAGAGAAATTAAAAGCTGAAGCACAATTGAAATCTCAATTAATGCAACAAGAGTTTGACTTAAATATGCAATTAAGAAATGCAGATGCAGAATTATTACAAAGCAGAGAGAGTCAAAGAGAAGATGCAAAAGCAAAAAGAATTTCTCAAGCTAATACAGAGCAATCTAAAATGATTAACCAACGTAAAAATAATTTACCTCCGATTAACTTTGAATCAAACGAGGATAGTTTAGATGGGTTTGACCTTGCAGAATTTAACCCAAGGTAACCGTCTAAAACTATAATAATTTTTGTGTAACTTTGTATAAAATTAAATTCAATTAAATATGGAAATAAAAGTAAGAGCAGTTGAAAGCAACGAAGAAAAGTCTATACAACAAGTTGAACAAGAGTTGTTAGATAAACACGAAGCACAACTAAATAACGAAACCACTCCTACACCTGAGACAGTAATTGTAAAGGAAGAAGTAGTTTCTAAAGAAGAGCCTAAGGCTGCAGAGCCTGAAGCAAAAGAAGAAATTAAAACTCAATCCTCAGAGTTAACCGAGGAAGATGTTCTTAAATTTATTGGTAATAGATATGGAAAAGAGTTTAAGTCTATTGACGAACTCAATCAACAGAGAGAGGAAGAACCTCTGCCTGAAGATGTTTCTAAATATCTACAGTATAAAAAAGATACAGGTCGTGGATTCGATGACTTTGCAAAATTGCAAAAGAATTACGATGAAATGGAACCTGACAATTTGCTAAGAGAATATTTATCTGCAACAGAAAAAGGTTTGGATGCAGAAGATATTGAAGACTTAATGGAAGATTATCATTATGATGAAGATATAGATGATGAAAAATCCATTAAGAAAATAAAATTAGCAAAGAAAAAGACTATTGCGAAAGCCAAGGAGTTTTTTGAGAAGCAACAGGAAACATATAAAGTTCCTCTCGAGTCGAGAAGGGGTCCAATTCCTGAAGTGGAAAACGAAGACTACGAGGCATATAAACAATATATAGCTGAAGCGAAGACAGTTAATGAACAAAACGCTCTTAAGAGTGAGGTGTTCACGAAGAAGACTGACAATGTGTTTAGTGAGTTCAAAGGTTTTGAGTTTACGTTAGACGACAATAAAGTTTATTTTTCTCCCGGTGATGCTGCTGAAATCAAGAAGACCCAAATGGACCCTTCTAACTTTATAAGAAAGTTTTTAGATGACAATGGGTTAATGAATGATGCAGGTGGTTATCACAGGTCATTAGCGATGGCGATGCACCCCGACAAATTTGCTAAGTTCTTTTATGAACAAGGTAAATCTGCTGCTGCTGAAGACACTATGAAGAAGTTAAAAAATGTAAATATGACGACTCGTAGTGCTCCTGAAGTATCATCAAAAGGAGGGATGCAAATAAAATCTTTAAGTAATGACTCAGGTCGTGGGTTAAAGATTAGGAATAGAAATAAATAACGTTTAAAAAAAAAAGTAAAATTATGAGTGTACAAGCAACTCCCGGTTTTGACTTACAACCAAGTGCTCAAAGAGTACCGCTTAAGTCAAACTATATTACTAATTTTGATTTCTTGAATCAGTATCTTCCTGATACTTATGAAAAGGAATTCGAAAGATATGGTAATAGAACAATCTCCTCATTCCTTAGAATGGTAGGAGCAGAAATGCCTTCTAACTCTGACCTTATTAAATGGGCAGAACAAGGAAGACTTCACACTAAATATGTAAACTGTACTACTGCTGCACTTGCAGGAGATTTAGAGTTTACATTAACAGTGAATGATGCAGGTAACCCTGCTTTCAGTGCAAACAACAGTATCGCAATCAGAATTGGACAAACCGTAATGGTGAGTGACAATGCAGGTGGTGGTTCAGTTAAATGTATTGTAACTGACGTAGATTACGCAGCACAAACTTTCAAGGTTGCAACTTATCCTGATACAGGTATTCCTATTGCAGGTGCAGCAGCGAAGTTTACTGTATTCATTTACGGTTCTGAATTTAAAAAAGGTACTCACGGAATGAAAGGTTCTCTTGAGGCTGATGACTTTATCTTCGAGAACTCTCCAATTATCATTAAAGATAAGTATGCAGTATCAGGTTCAGATATGGCTCAAATCGGTTGGGTAGAAATTACAACTGAAAATGGAGCAAACGGATACCTATGGTATTTGAAGTCTGAGCACGAAACAAGACTTAGATTTGATGACTACTTGGAAACTTCTATGATTGAAGCAGTTCCTGCTGATGCAGCAGGTGGTGTTGCTACTCAAGCAGTAGTAGGTGCTGAAGATGTAGGTAACAAAGGTTCTGAAGGTATCTTCTACGTTGTTGAAGACAGAGGTAACGTATGGGGTGGTGGAAACCCAACTACTCTTCCTGAGTGGGATACAGTTATTTCAAGACTTGACAAGCAAGGAGCAATCGAAGAAAACGTAATCTTTGTAGATAGAGATTTCTCTTTCGACATTGATGATATGCTTTCTGAGCAATCTTCTAATGCTGCAGGTGGTGTTTCTTACGGTCTATTTGACAACGAAAAAGAAATGGCATTGAACTTAGGTTTCACAGGATTCCGTAGAGGATATGACTTCTACAAGTCTGATTGGAAATATCTAAACGACCCAACTATGAGAGGTGGTTTAGCATCAGGACCGGCAGGTGTTGGTGGCTCAGGTAGAGTTAATGGACTTTTAGTTCCTGCAGGTTCTACTTCAGTATACGACCAAGTGTTAGGTAAAAACGCTAAGAGACCATTCTTGCACGTTAGATATAGAGCTTCAGAAACTGAAGACAGACGTTACAAGACTTGGATTACAGGTTCTGCAGGTGGAGCAGAAACTTCAAGCTTAGATGCTATGGAGGTTCACTTCTTATCTGAAAGAGCAGTATGTACTTTAGGTGCTAACAACTTCTTCTTATTCCAAGATTAAGATGATTATATTGGGGGAGTGTCTTTAAAGACACTCTCCCTTTTTTTAAACTTTAATTAAATTTTATAATAATGGCAAAAAAAACCAACAAGCAATTTGTAGCTAAGAGTTACAAGCTTACAAGAAACCGAGCACCTTTATCTTTTATGCTGCCGGTTAGACACTCCAAAAGATTTTCACTATTACATTTTGATGACACAACAGGAACCAACAGGGAACTTCGTTATGCACGAAACCAAAAGTCTTGTTTTGTAGATGAGCAAGATGAGAATGCATTAATGGAACCCATTATCTTTGAAGATGGGTTTTTGCACGTTGCTAAAGAGAATCAAGTTTTACAAGAATTTCTTCATTATCATCCATTAAATGGAAAGCAGTTTACTGAAATGGATAAAGCTAAAGATGCGGCAAAAGAGGTTGAAGACCTTATGGTGGAAGCAGATGCTTTAGCTGAAGCTAAAAAACTATCTATTGAGCAACTTGAAAATGTATGTAGAGTATTGTTTGGCACTGATACCACTAAATTATCAACTGCTGAATTAAAAAGAGATGTATTAGTATTCGCAAGAAATAATCCTTCTGATTTCTTAGAGGTTATTAATGACCCTGATTTGAAATTTATGGGAACTATACAAAGATTATTTGACCAAGGTTTATTGACAACTCGTAAGAGCGGTAAAGAAGTTTGGTACAATACACCAACTAATAAAACCAAAATGCTAAATGTTCCTTTTGGAGCAGAAGCTGAGGATATGGCAGGTTCATTTTTACAAAGTGATGATGGATTAGAAGCACTTAAACACTTAGAGGGTTTATTGGATTAGTAGTAATAATCACTTATTCTAAGAGAGGGGTCAGTTTTCTGACTCCTCTTTTTTTTTCATTATCTTTGTAAAAAAGAATGACAGATGATAAATTCAGTTAGACAAACAGTAATGTCGGTACTGAATAAGAATAACTACGGATATATATCCCCATCGGATTTTAACTTATTTGCAAAACAAGCACAGTTAGATTTATTTGAAGATTATTTTTATTCTTACAACTATCAGATTAACAAAGAGAATGCTCGTAAATCAGGTACGGGTTATGCTGATATTACCAAAGGATTAGAGGAGGTTATTGATACATTTTCTGAAACTCTACCTTTAACTCAAAGTGTTGTAAATACTAATGGGTATTTTTTGCCATCTCTATTAACCACTAACAACGATTACTACTTAATTAATAAAATGCTTATTAATAATAAAGTAATTACAAGTGGAACCACTACAAGTACCGTTGGTGGTCAAAATAAAATAGTAGATTCATCGGCAGACTTTAACGCAGATGGTGTAGAGATAGGAGATATAGTTGGTGTAGAAATAGGAAACATTGCTTATAATTTAGTTGTAACTGCAATAAACACAACGGGTGATGCTCTCACTGTTGCTCCAAATGTGGTAAATACATTCCCACTTACATATACCGTTTTTAAAGCAAGAACAGTAAAGGAAGCAGAGAAAGTTACGCATAGCAAAATAACTATGCTTAACAACTCTATTCTTACTTCTCCGAATCTAACATACCCGGCTTATACGCAAGAGGCATTGGTGGGTGATATGTTCCCTTATACTATAAACAACCCGGGTCAAGTTATATGTCAATACATAAGGTTCCCTTATACACCAAATTGGACATACGTTACATTGATTAATGGAGAACCTTCGTTTGATGAGAGTGCTGCTGATTATCAGGATTTTGAATTACCAAACGATGATGAGGTTAATTTAATAAATAAAATACTGCAATATGCAGGTATGTCTATAAGAGAAATAGGTGCAGTTCAATTCGCTCAGGCTGAAGAACAATCCAATAACCAAGAAGAGAAATAATTATGAGTTATATATCACAATATCAGTATTATGAAAATGGGGGACTACCTCCTGAAAATGCAAATTGGGGTTCATATCAATATGTCTCTCTTGAAGATATAGTTAACAATTTTATGTTAATGTATGCAGGGAATCATAACTTGATAAACAACGAAGAAAGATTTAAAGTTTTGTTTCACGCAAAAAGAGCGATTCAAGAACTGAACTACGATGCATTTAAAGAAATAAAAATATTAGAACTAAGTGTCTGTGACACATTGAGATATGTTCTTCCATCAGACTACGTTAATTGGGTGAGAATCTCTTTGTATAGAGATGGCTTATTAATGCCTTTAACAGAAAATATTCAGACTAATTGGTCCGGTGCTTATTTACAGGATAATGAATGTAGAATATTGTTTGATTTAGACGGCAATGCTTTATCTCCACAATATTCAGATTTAGATTACGACAGAATAAAAGGAACTAAACAAAGCATATACTTAAATCAAAACTCAGAGTATTATGGAAAAGCAGGTCATTGTGTAGATGGTGCTTGGTACTTTGAATATGGAATTGGTGCACGTTATGGTTTAAATACAGAGACTGCAAACGCTAATCCTACTTTTAAAATTAACCCCAAAGGAGGTGTAATTAATTTTAGTTCAGGTATGTCAGGTGAGTTATGTGTTCTTGAATATGTTTCTGATGGTATGGAGAATGGTGATGATAGTTTAGTTACAGTGAATAAATTATTTGAAGAGTTTATTTATGCATACATTGAGTTTGCAATACTTAGCACTAAACTTAATACTCAAGAATATATTGTTGCAAGAAAGAGAAAGCGTAAAGCTGCACTCTTAAGAAATGCAAAAATTAGAATTAGTAACATACATCCCGGAAGACTATTGCAAAACTTAAGGGGTAGAGATAAGTGGCTAAAATAATATGGCGAATATAACAAGAAACTTTACCCAAGGTAAAATGAACAAAATGGTTGATGAGCGACTCGTTCCAAACGGGGAGTACATTGATGCATTAAATGTTCGTATGGGTTCAACGGAAGGTGCTGAAATAGGGGTTATAGAAAACTCAAAGGGTAATCTATTAATAACCAATATTCAAGTTGATGGTGTTGCATTATCTGCTCAAGCCAAATGTATAGGTGCTTTTGAGGATGGTGCTTTTGAAACCATTTATTGGATGATACACGACCCTGCATTTACTGATAGCAACACAGGTAAGTTGGACTTAATAGTTTCTTGGAATTCAAATAATAATATAGTTGTATATCACATTATTAGTAAAGACGATGGTGGCGGTGTAGATACTACATTAAACTTTAATGATGACTATTTATTTACAGGAGTTGATAAGGTAGAAAACTTGTTGTTTTTTACAGATAATTATAATCCTCCAAGAAAAATAAATGTACAAAAAAATTATGCAAATCCTGATGCAAGTGGAGTAGATGGATTTCCTGCAGAAGATATATTGGTTATTAAAAAACCTCCCACTCACGCACCTGATATTTTACTATTACAAACAGGTAGTCAGGAAAACTTTTTAGAGGAAAGATTTATTTGTTTTGGGTATAGATACAAGTATGATGATGATGAGTATTCGGCTACATCACAGTTTACACCACCTGCTTTTAATCCGGGACCTTTTCTGTTTTCCGGTGAGAGTTATCTTAATGAGGGTGTGGTTAACATTTATAACACGGCTTTAGTTACGTTTAATACAGGAGGACCTTTAGTAAAAGGGGTTGACCTTTTGTTCAAAGAGGCTAACAGTCCTGTTATAAAAATCATTGAAAAACTTAATAAGAATGACCAAGGTTATTCAGACTTTCAGGATGTAACATACTCTTTTACTAATAGTAAAATTTTTACAATATTACCTGAGGCAGAAGTTTTAAGACTGTATGACAACGTTCCGTTACTTGCTCAAGCATCAACCTTAATGGGTAACAGAATTATGTACGGTAACTATGTTGAGGGATATAATATGGTTACAGGAGACGGTAATCCTGTTAGACTTGATTATACAACAGAAGCAGTTTCAGAATCTTTTGATGACACAGACGTTGAAGGGGAATCTTTTAATGTTAACTACACAATAGATGGCTCTCAAACAATAAACGATGCAGGTTTAGAATATGACTTTCAAGGAGTTGATTTAGTAGAGGGTGCTACAATAACAGTGTTATGTACATTTGAACACGCATCCTTTAGTGGTGGAACAACACCTGTTGAAACAAATGAAGAACTACTATTTCAGTATACTTTCTTGCTACAACAAGATTATGCAAGTGTGTATGAATGGGGAATAAGTAGTATTACATTAGGTCAATTAGGTACTTCATTACCCGGTGGTAATATTCAGCCTATGGCTACTCGAGATGATGGTAGCACAATGACAGATGCTTTTAATAGATTATTTAAACCTGACTTAGACGGAACAGAACTTATTTATCAAAGTGGTATAAGTGCAGTAGAACAAGCTATTCAGCTTGATGTAACTCCGGGTTCTAATATTGTTAAATTTAGATTTCCTGCTGCTCAATATGCTTCGCCTGATATTGTAACACCTACAACTATAACAACTGAATATTTTAAAGCAGTTGATGTAGAACTTTTATATAACAAATTAGGTTCAGGAGAAAGTCTACATAGTAACAGAGGGTATGAGGTTGGTATTATTTATATGGATGAGTTTAATCGTTCAACACCTGCATTGGTTAGCCAATATAATACAACTCATTTTTCCTGTGATGACTCTGATACTGCTAACAGTATATATGTTAATATACCAACATCACAAATTGCTCCATTTTGGGCAACAAATTATAAGTTTGCTATAAAGCCTGATAGAGAAACATATGAAACAATTTATTCAAGCATATTCTTTACCGACCCACAAGATAGTCAAACGTACTTTTTACTTCAAGGAGAAAACTCTCAAAAGATTACAGAGGGTCAAAGACTGATTGTAAAGAGAGATGTTGATGGTCCAACTTCAGGTTGTGTATTTGCTACTGTTCTTGAAAAAGATGCTAAGCAAAAAGACTTTATAGAGGTAGCATCCGAGGCAGACCCAACTACGAATCTTCCTATTCCTTCAGGAACTTATATGAAGATTAAGGCTAATTCGTTTGGAGTTCAGCAAGGAGAGAATGCAGTTGTAGATTATGGTTGTAAAAGCGAAACGAGAAAATCATCAGGTAGTTACCCACAGGTTAATTATCCGGTAACCTTATCTCAGCCGGACCCTAATATTCCCGGCTCTACAAATACAGATTACACCATTCCTGCAAACTCAAGAGTTACTTTTGACATAGAGGTTAAAAGAAGAGGTTCGGGGAATAAGTGTGAGGGTAGAAGATGGAACTTAGAAAAAACTGCAGTTGCTTCTCAAGATTACGACAACTTTCAAGAATGGTTTGAGGGAGATAATATAAAAGATGTATTAGCACTTGGTGTTAGTAGTATTGGTAATCCGGGAAGTGGTTGTGATTTTGATACAGATTATGTAGGTACAACTACAGGTTCTCTTCCTCAAGATTTGTGTACAATATATTTTGGGTTTTATAGAAACTCTTCTACAAACCAATTGTATTTTCAAACAAGAGGTACAAGAGCGTGTGGTAGCACTAAGAAAAGAAGGTCTTCTTTAAAAGTTTGTATTACTGTTTTTAGAGCAGAGAATACTTGTGTTTTTGAAAGTGAGCCACTTGATGCATCACCGGATATTTGGTATGAAGGTTCAGAAACATTTAGTGTTATTAGAGGAAACAACATATGTAATTTCACAATAGAGAATGACGACATAAACGATGTGGTATTTGACTACGTTGATATTAATGGGTCACCTCAGCAGGTTTTAGTTACAGGCAATTCGGCAGGTTCAGGAACCACAATAACATTAGCTGCAGAATGTGGTAGTGTTAGTATAAACCCTTCAACACCACCGTTTGACCCGACAGATATAAATATAGGTTCAACCCCAATACCGGCAGGTACACACTTAGGTAATATTCAAAACCAAGTAATATCAACTAATCAACCTGCAATAATTGATTCAAAGTTTTTTAATTGTTATGCGTTTGGAAATGGTGTTGAAAGCTATAAAATTAGAGACAGTGTAATTGGCAAGGATTTTAAACTTGGGAATAGAGTAACTTCTACAGAGGCTATAGACTATTCAAGAGTTCGAAGAGGAGCAGATATTACTTACAGTGGTATTTACAATGATGAATCAAACGTAAATAGACTTAATGAATTTAACGGAGGATTACTAAACTTTAAAGCTTTAGAAGAATCATTTGGTCCTATTCAAAAATTATTTGCAAGAGAGACTGATGTACTAACATTGCAAGAGGATAAGATATCCTATGTTCTTCAGGGAAAGAATCTATTGTCAGATGCAGGTGCAGGTAACTTATTACAATCGGTCCCTGAGGTTTTAGGAACTCAAATAGCAAGAATAGAAGAGTTTGGCATTAGTCACAACCCTGAAAGTTTTGCTAAATGGGGTCCCGATAAATATTTTACTGATGCTAAGCGTGGTGCAGTTTTAAAACTCAGTGGAACAAGTTACCAAAACGACAGTCTTGAAACTATATCAGGATATGGTATGCGTACTTGGTTTAGAGATTTGTTTAACACACAATTTGAAACTCAAAAGTTAGGAGGGTTTGACCCTTATATGAATGAGTACGTTTTAAATTCAAATAAAGAATTAATTCCTGTGGAAAAAGAATGTGTGGCTTGTGGTGTGTCACAACAACTTACAATTCTTGCTTCACAAGATTTTGATGCTTGTTTTGAAATGGGAGAGGTTATAGGACCTGTTGAAATAGTTTGGGATGTTGCTCAAATCAGTGGAACGTTTGATGTTATTATTGAGTATAATGGTAACACCACAACTGTATCTAATGAGAATTCAAGTGGAAGTGTAGTTATTCAGAAAAATGTGATTTCAGTTACTGAAATAAATGTAACAATAAGTTCTACTAATGCAGTAACCTTAACCCTAAATGTTCCTTGTCCTGATGCAAAAACAATAACCGTTATAGAGGTTGTTGCCACAAGTGCAAATGAATCAGGTTTGGATATTCATACTCAGTTTAGATACGTTGATGGTACTTTTGTTTCTCCATTAACATCTACGTTAGTTCAGTTTGACTCGGGTGCAGGTAATCCTGTAGTTAGTTATTATAATGTGGTTTCAGGTCAGCAAGGTAATGGAGCAATTCCAACAACAGGTTCTACTGTAAAAATGTTATGGAACAAGTTTGTTACAGATACTGCAGTTTGGGATAACAATACTAATAAACTTAGATATCTCAGAACTGCTGATAACTTTGCAAACACATCACAATCAATAGCTGCATTAATACCACAGTGTACTACTTTGGTTACTGACACTTCGGGTCAACCAAATGTTTATACAGGTGAATTCACAATGCCGGGTGGTAGTGATGGAGATTATTTGTATTTAGTATGGGATTTAAGAAAACCAACTGCAATAGATTTATGTAAAGGTAACGACCTATTAGGTGCTTGTTGTGGTTGTAACGAATCACCTGATTAAAATTAAATATTATGGCAATATATTACATAGACGGAACAACACTAAGCAACTCAACTGCGGTATACACAGACCCCACGTTGGCTAATTATGCACCTGCTGCTTTTTATTCAGATGGTGTGGTTTCAAGAGAGCAAGTCCCTGTAGGCAATTTTTTTGAATTATTACCTCCTCAAATTTGTCCTACTTGTGCTACTCCTTGCGGAACTTCCATAGCAGCATCAGGTGGTGAAGGTATTTATAGGTTAGACGTAGATACGGGAGGAACTGCTACAGATACGGGTGCTATAGTTATAACGTTTGACCCTGCAAATGTGCCTGACGGTATTAAAGTTATTTATGACGGAACAACTTACAATAAATTAAGTTCACCACAGTTTGGTTTGTTACAATCAGGAACTGCAGGAGTGCCAACATTCATAGGTTCAACAGGAAGTCAAGGTGGTTGTGGTGGTGCGATAGAAGGAAATTACAATCTTACAGTTTATGAATACTCAGGTTCTTCATTTGTTAATACAGGGAATTCTGAGACTGTAATTATAAACGCACCTCAAAACCAACTAACTGCAGGTGGTCCGGGTGATTGTGTTATGGTTGTGCCAAAACCAAACCCATCTCCTACTGTTGTAAATGTAGAGGTTATAGGACCTTGTGGTGGAACTGTTTGGAGTATTGATGTTAAATGTCCTGTAGAAATACCTAAACTTCTTGCAGGGTACAATTCAAACCAAGAACAAGCTTGTGCTGAAATTTTAGACCAATATGTTTATCACGTTCCGGTAAATGGTCAATCATCTCAAAACAATGTGTTTGTTCACGATTATATTTTTGCGGATAATAACGGTGCAGTATCCGTAAATGATGGGTGGTATTTACATCCTACCGGATACATCTATAGGGTACAAAGCGGTGTAGTTACAGACAAGCAAAGCAACTACTGTAATACTATTACATTAGAAGATTGTACTACAGGTCAACTTTGGACAATGAATGACAGATTTAACACTAATGTTGTCGGTGAGGTTATTCAGTATAAAAGAGTAAATTTAGTAACCCAAGAAGTTGAAACAACTATTTACTGTGGTGAAATAACCTCTACAGGTAGTGGTTCGACAAATGCACAACAAGTAAGTCCAATAAGCAGAGCCTGTGATGACACAGTACACTGTCCATAAAATATAAAATATGAGTAATCAAGTAAATAAGGATACGATATACACATTAACCTATGATAATGGAGTTAAAGGATTTCCATCTTTTTATTCATATTATCCGGATTGGATGATTGGTATGAACAATTATTTCTATACGTTTAAGGGGGGTAATCTTTATCGACATAATACAAACCCTGTAAGAAATAGATACTATGGTGTAAACTATCCATCTATAATGCAATCTGTATTCAATGACATACCCTTAGAAAATAAACTTTTTAAAACAATAAACTTAGAGGGGGATGATAGTTGGGGTACAATATTAATTAGTGACCAACAAGACGATGGCTTTATATTAAAAGATTGGTACGAAGAAAAGGAAGGTGCTTTTTTTGCTTTTGTTAGAAACAATGGAACAACACCGGCTCAATTAAGCGAGTATGCTTTACGTTCTTTAAATGGTATAGGTACAAGTGCAGACATCGTTGTGACAGGTTCAACCACAACTGTTTCTTTCCCTGTAACTATGCCTATAGGCAGTATAATATCTGTAGGTTCTCCACTAAACAATGATGGTGATATGCTTTATTTTGGTGCACCTTTACCAACATTATTGGGTAGAATAATTGAGGTCAATCAAGACTTCCCTGCAGGTATAAATAATATAGTTGTAGATAACTCAATAGGTGTTCCTGCTCCGAGCACAACTGAATATATTTTGTATATAAAAAACTCAGTTGCTGAGTCTCACGGAATACTTGGACACTATGGTGTATTCACGTTAACTAATAATAATACAGATAAGGTTGAATTGTTTTCAGTAGAAAGCGAAGTAATGAAATCATTCCCTTAAATTTCTTATCTTTGTTGTTGAATGATATTTGATATAAGACCACTTAATTCAGATGATTATGACACCATCCTTGTAGATTGGTGGAAAGATTGGGGGTGGACACCTCCTCCAAAAGACTTTCTACCTCAAGAAGGAACAGGTGGGATGATGGTATTAGACCCTGACGGAACACCAATTTGTGCAGGTTTTATATACATAACTAATTCGAATGTAAGTCTTATAGAGTTTATGGTGTCAAGTAAAAAATATAGAAAAAAACCACATAGAAAAAATGCTATGGGTTTGTTGATTGAAACGTTAACAAATGTAAGTAAAAGAAATGGTGCTAAATATTGCTACTCTTTGTTAAAACATAAATCTTTAATGGGCACTTTTGAATCATTGGGATATGTTAAAGGAGATTCTAATACTTATGAAATGATAAAAAACTTATAAATTATGGCAGCAGCAACGGCAATAGCAGCAGCAGGTTTAGCGGTATCCATAGGGACTACTGCGGTATCCTTCTCTCAAGCAAGTAAACAAAGAAAGGCTCAACAACAAGCAGAAATTGATGCAGACAAAGCAATGGCAGAAGCAAGAGGAAAACTCGATGTAAATTTTGCGGAGCAAATGTCTATCAAAAAAGAAGCTTATGATAATGAGCGTGAGGCTTTATTAGTACAGGGTGCTATGGCAACTCAAGCAGGTATCGAAAGTGAAAGAGGCTCGGCTGCTTCTGCAGGTAGAGTTTATGCTGCACAACAGGCAGGACAAGCACAGGTAAGAGGTGCTATGGCTGATGAGATGACAAACATCGAAAACGCTATTATAGAAGAAGATTCAAGGCTAAGAGATTTAGATGTAGCATTAGATTTAGAAGAGGTAGCAGGTAATCAACAAAAAGCTGCTGATGCTCAGAGAGCAGCAGAGATGGCTAAGCAACAAGGTATTCAAGGTATTATGAACACTGCACAACAAGCAGCAGCGTTTGTTCCTTTATATGGTCAGAACACTGCAGCACAGAGAGCGGCAGTTGGTCAAATTGATAACATAGATGCCAATACATTTGCAGCAAAAGGAACAGGAGCAACTTTTCAGGACCCTGCTGCAATTGCTGCTATGAGTAACAAAGACTTTAGAGTGTATAAAAGAAGTTTAAGTGATGCTCAGAGTAATATGTTGTTTCAAAACCAACAATATATAAATGCATACTCTAATCCTTTTAATGCATATCTTGGAAATACTGCTGCGGTTACAGGAGCACCGAAATAAACTAAAACTAAGAAATGGCAACAGCATATAAATACGTTGAAAGACAAGCAGAGGACAATATTAATTGGGCAGAAGTTGGTAGCAACTTTAATAATATGCTCAAAGAGGAGATGCGTGTCCGAGAGGAAAAGAAAGCTGCCATTGATGAAGCCTCAAGAGAATATCAGAGAGTTTTAAATAATGTTCCTCAAGGTGAAAACCAAGACTTAAATGGATTTGCAATTGGATTTGCTGATGACCTACAAAAACAAATGTTGATGCAAGAGACTTTGTTAAAAAGTGGTCAATTAACTCCTAAGAAATACACGATGATGAGGCAAAACTTAACCGATGGAACTGACCAAGGTTTTAGTTTACTTCAAGATTATAATGATGAGTATACCAAAAAGATGGATATGCTATCGTCAGAACTTCCGTATGGTGAACAGTTATCTGAAATTGATTTGCAGATTATGGCAAATGTTGAGGGGTTCTCAAACTTTAATAATTCAAAATTAGTTATTAATCCCGAGACAGGTTTAGTATCTATGGGTAAAATGATTGACGATGGTAAGGGTGGAAAAATGCTTGACCCTAACCGAAACAATTTGGTTTCAGTACAAAATTTAAAAAACAGAATAAAAACATCAATTACTAAATATGATGTTGTTGGTAATGCTAAGGATTGGACAAACTCCTTAGGTCAAGATATAAAAGCAACTGTTCAAAGTATGGGTACAACATATACTGCAGGTACTTTAAAAACAATTGAAGACATAAGACAAAGAGAAGGTGGCTATGCCGGAATGGATGACAAAAAATTAGCAGCACTTGCTGCAGAAATGGGAGTCAAGCCAAGTGATTTGAAGGCATTAAGTTTATGGGAAGAGTCTTCTAAAACTTGGGCACAAGGTCAATTGCAAAGCGGCTCGTTTAACGGAGCATCTATCCTTATGGATTTTAATAAAGCCACTCCCGATGGTCAGCAGTATACAACCACGTTTGATGAGGCTGAGACTTTAGATGCTAATGGCAAGAGAAAGCAAAATGTAATTTTGTTGAAATCAGAAAATGGTCGTACTGTTACAGATATGACAGACGAACAAAATGCAGTTGCTGCAAGAACATTAGCCGCTCAAGCAGAGATGCAAATTGACTACAAGGAAAAAGTAGATACAGAAAGAATGAAGTTTGAGGCAAGACCTAAAACTCCAACCGAAGATGCAAATAATAAAAAAGCACAAGAAGACAAATCTGTAGTAGGTAACTTTGCTAAGCTTTGGTATGGTAATGATACAGAGGTTAAGGAGGCAGAAGATTTCCTAAGAAGTCTTAACTCTGACATCGTATCTTTTGATAGGGATGGAACATCAGTTGTTGTTGAATTTTCAGATGGCAGAAGTGAAACGCTTTCATTTACAGATGATGCAGGGGTACGAGTAGACCAAGCTTCATTTATAAAAGGTAACGTAAATAAAATATTGTCCGAGGACAATAAAATAAAAGATGTAGATGCTACCCTTAAAAAATCTAAATTTGACCAAGACAGAGAGTTTAATGAAAAATCAGTAGGCTTTAGTGCAGGTACTGATGCAGATACTAAGGAACCTCTTCAGAAAGCGTTTGAACGAGTTATAAAGAAAGAGAATCCTATTCCAAAAGGTGCAATTAAACTTGATGACAAAAATGCTTCTGTGCCCGGTGTACAAGCATTTGTAAATTCACTTCCGGGTCTTTCAGGTAAGTATACTGTTAGAGCAGGAGGATGGGGTACAGATGATTATATTGAAATAGTAGATGCAAAAGGTAATGTGGTGGTTAAATCTCCTGATTTTAGTTCAAGCTATCCACCTGATTCTTGGTGGCAATCTATTTATGATTTGTCTACTAATCAAACCTCAATGGAAGATAAGGGTTTAATTACACAAGGAAAAAGAAAAACCATAAAGGCAACAACAAAAACAAGTAAGAAACAAGCAGCAGCAGCCGCCAACAATAACGCAGGTGGTGGAACATCAAGATAATATAAAGGTATGAATCCATTAGAAGGCAAAACAAAAGAAGAGGTTGAACAACTGTTAAGGGATTACATTACTACGGTTAACAACCCGGTATATAAAGGGAATATAGATGTAATAAATTCTAAGTTCCCTGAATTTAGTGGAATAGATGTTCAGGTGTTACAGGACTATATTGCCACTTATAATAATCCGGAATACTCAGGAAATTACGATGTAATAAATTCTAAGTTTCCTGAATTTTTTGCAGGAGTAAAAAAAAAAAAACAAACACAAGAAGATACGGATTCTTCTTCGGAAGATGGTTCTTCGGATTTGTCCGACATTCCTGAATTTGACCCAAGTACATTTAATTATGACCCAACCGCACCGGGTGCTCCAAGAGACACAAGAGAAGATGGCTATGTAAGTCCTATGTCTACCCAAAATATGGGTATGTATCCTGAGCAAAATGTTCTTGAAAGAGCACAAAACCAAATGGCAGCAGACTTTGCTTTTACGACAGAGCAAAGAAATAAAGATTTACCGGACCTAAGACTACAACAAGAGCAAGAGGCTAAGGCTAAAGAAATAGAAAGAGAGTTAAAGAATGCAGAGATATTAGGTGTACTACAAGACGAAACTTTTGTAAATGAAATATCACAAATAGATGCTTCTCTTATAGATAAAGAAGAGGAAGAGGTTGTTCCTTTTTTAATAAAGAATTTTAAAAAATATGGGTTTAGGTTTGTTGAATCAGGCATTGGCGATAACGTTACTGTAACTGCACCTGATGGAAAAACTACAACTACAATTGATTTAGACCCCTTCACATCTGACGGGGAAAGACAAGGAGCAGATAAACTAAGAAACTTTATAAAAGGAAACCTTGGTGGTGCTGCTAAAAAACCTTTATCGTCTGAAGTTCAAAAAGCAATCAAAGCAAAAACATTAAGAAAGATTCCTTTAAAAAACGAAGATGGAACAGTATCAACTGTTAGAATGACCTCGTTTGAAGAGGATGGTAAGCACAAGGTTATACCTATGCTGCATCCTGTTAATCCTGACCACTATACATCAGATGGGATGTGGTGGCATCAAGACTTAAGTTTTGATGAGGCTTTAAAATTGGCAAGAGAAAGAGATGAGGTTTTTGAATTCGACACCAAAGAAGAAGCAGAGGCTTTTGCTCAGGGCAGTTGGAAGGATGTGGCTACTGCAGAGGCAGAGATGGAAAAATACTATGATGAGAGAGGTCTTGATTATTCTACTGAAAGAAAACTTTTATCTGATTATGACGAAGCTAAAGACACAGAAAACTTTTTAAGTGGTGCTCCGTTTAAACAAGAAGACCTTAGTCCTCAGGACCAAATAAAATATGATAAATTTTATATCAATGGTAGATTAAGGGATGATTCTTATGAACTTAAAAAGGCTGCTACAAAAAGAAGAGAAGAATTAGCAGATGCATATCTTGATGACGAAGCAATGTATGTTAGGGAAGAAGCAGACCTTTATCTTGAAAAAAGAAGAAAGGCTACTATTGGGGATGCAATAAAAATAAACGTTGCCGCAAAAGAAGCTGAACAAGCAATTGAAAATAAAAGCTTAAGATATTTTGGTGTGAAGCCAAGTGAATTAAGTCTTTACGAACCCCAAGACGAAAGAGAGGCTCAGATAAAAAAAGTTATTGAATTAGAGTATGGTGCTCAACAATACAAATCTCAGATTGCTGCAGATGCTTATAAAGAAGCTTCAACATACTATGATTTAAAGTACGACAAGTATGCTGAAAAAGAGTATGCTGAAAATTGGGAAGGGTTTCAAGTAGCCTTAGAGAACGGAACCAATATGGGTAAAGCAGGTGATTTAATTTTAGCTGCTACAATGTACCCGGGGTTTATGGATGGTATTGACCTTGAAGACCCTGAGTCTACTTCATTAATGGCAGAGAAGATTGTAGACTATATGAATCGAACTTCTGACAAAAGGTCAAGAGTTTTAAATAGATGGGAGAAAGCATCTAATATGGATGAGAATTGGGATGTTATTTTAGACGACCCATTTGAGTGGATGACATCATTAGCAGCACATAGTCTCTCTATGATGTTGCCGTATGGTAAAAAGATTATTCCTATATCTATGGCTGCAGGTACAGTTGCAGGTGGAGTTTATGGTAGTGTTGTTCCCGGTGCAGGTACTGCTGCCGGTGCAGCAACAGGATTTACTTGGGGTACAAGAACAGGGTTTGCAGCTACTTCATTGGCTATGGAATATACCAACGCAGTTCTTGAGGCTATTACAAATCAAGGATACGATATGACAGACCCTGAATCTGTGGCAAAAGCTTTGAATGACGAAAAAGTTTGGGCAGAAGGTAAAGAGCGTGGATTTAAAAGAGGTGTTCCAATTGCTATTGTAGATTTAATTACTGCAAAATTAGCAGGTAACCTTATAAGAGTTGGAAGTGTATCAGGAAAAGGAGCGAGAATTGCAGCTTTAACTGCAGAACGTATGATAGCTGACCCAATTGGTGAAGGCTTTGGCGAACTTGCTGCTCAAATAACAGTTGGTGATGATATAAACATCAAAGAGATAATGGCTGAGATGGGTGGTGCTATGGGTAACAACACATCTAATATGGCAATTAATCTTGCACTACAAGCAAGAAGTAGAAACAACTTAGAGTTAGCATCAGCATTTACAGATATAAAGTTTATGTCTGATGAGTTGTCTTCAGGAACTAAGATTTCTGCTTGGGCAAATAATATGGAACGTCTTGGTCAAATAGATGCTGAGACTAATCAGCGTATACAAATGAACGTTGGTTTAAGAAAGACTGCAAGGGAACTGTTAAATAACACAGGAGCATTTTCAAGAATTAAAAGAAATGGCGAAGTAGAAACAAGAGTTATGGAACTTCTTGCAGCTAAGGAGGAAATGTCATCAACACCAAATAGAAAATCAATTTTCAGTAATAAGATTGGTGAAATAAATAAAGAGTTAGAGGACATAATTACTACTCGAAAAACAAGACCACTAAACGAGCAAACTATTCTTGCAGGTACAGGTGTTTTTTCTATTGGAGAACAAGCAAACGTTTCTGATGTAAGAGAAGGGTTACCATCTTATAGAATTAAGAAAAATAGATTTGGAAGATTACAACAAGTTTCTAAAGAAGAGTTTGTTGAATTTATAAATGGACTTAGTCCTAATGAGTTGCTTCGTATGAGTGCAACTGTAGATAATGATGATGAGGTATCTAAGTTAGTTTCTCGAAAGTTAGTTGAAGCAAACATTCAAGAAGCAAGAGGTGGTGCTCAAACAACTACGGAAACTGAAACAGAGGTAAGAGATACTCCTGAAGCTGAAACAGAGGTAAGCGAAGAGCAAAGTGAAGTTCCTACAGAAACAGGCATTGTTCCTACAACAACAGAAGAAGTGTCTTCAAAGACACAAACTGAAGAAACCACTCCGGCATTACCTGAGGGTACTCAAACAACTCCTGCTCTTAATCAAGGTCAAGGTCAAGCAAGTGTTGGTGTTATAGAAGAAACAAAAGAAACAGAAACCCAACAAGCGGCAGAGGACTTTGAGGCTTCACTAAAAGAAGAGGAATCAGGTAAAAAACCAAAGGTAGATTTCAGATTAGAGATAGATGAGACTACTGATGAAAATGCAAAACAAGAAGCTGAAGATGAAGTGACCAATGCAATAAACGCAATGGAAAGTCCAAACGTTGATGTTAAGATTACACCTGATGAAATGACATCAGAAAAGATTGATGTTGATGAACTAAATAGTAGAACAGATAGACCACTGAAGATTACTAATCTTAAAGTTGTCAAGGGTGTTCCTACTATGTTTAGTATTACAGACCAACTAACAACAGGAACCGTTACTAATCCTGTTACGGGGAATGTAATTGAAGACCTTAAGGGTGCGATTGGTTTCAATGGAACTGTAGGCAATGAACAAGCAGCTTGGGCAAATGTGGAAGAGAAAGAGGCTCAGACTATTATAAGTAGAGCAGAAAAAATCTATCAAGAAAACCAAGAAATATTTAAAGATTTTTGGGCAAAGAATCCTGAGTACAATGGTTTGGTTCCAATGAACATTGTTAAGATGGGTCAAGATGCTATGCAATCTAACGAAGCAGTTGTAAGAGTGTTAGCAGATAATATAGGTACGTTGCCTAAGAGAAACAGAAAGTCAGCAGTTCGTGTTTTAAAAACACAGATGAAGGAGGACTTGGTTAAGTTAAAGGCTAAGCCTAAAAAGAACGCTACTGATAAAAAGAATATTAGAAACCTAACTGACCTATTAAAAAGATTTAGAGAAGGCAAGGTTACAACAATGGACCAAGCACTTACTCCTCAATTTATAGAGAATATGTCTCTACCTATGAGAGCAAAGTTGGTTGGATACCTAACCACAGGAGTCATTCAGGAAGCTAAGGGTAAAGAAAAGAAAGTTGGAGGAGTAACTAAAAGCACAAAGGTTACAGTAAAAGAACTTTTGAAAGGTGTAGAACAGGATGCAGCTAAACTAAACTTGGCTCAGATAACTAATTTACTTACAGACCCACAACTAAAAAACGTACCTATTGGTAACGTTGTTGCGTTGGTTGGTGTTGATGTTTTAAATCCGGGTATCATAGAAACCACACATCCTAATTACAAATATGGTGTTAGAGGAAAGTCAATTGGTATACTTGAAAATCCACAATCAATGGAGACGGTATATCCTAAAGCTTTCGAAAAGATAATGGCTAAGATGATTACCTCTGAATCAAGTGGTAAAAAGTTTGCTGCTAAAACAAAAAGAACTCAAACAACAGGTGTGGGGATTGGTGTTCCGGATAAAGATTATATTGGTATTATGGCAACCATCAATCCTGATGAGTCTACCAAACTAAATGCATTTATGAACTTAGCGTTCCCGTCTGTAGTAATAAATTCAGACGTAGATACATTCAACAATGTAATGTCTCAAGACAACGTTAGAACATATCTAAGAGGTGATGAAATCATTTATGGTGTAACAGTGGATGGAGATATTTATATCAACCCTGAGGTGCACGAAACCAAGTCTTCCTTGTACAATACATCTATACACGAAATGGGTCACGTTTGGACAGACTACTTACAGACAACAAAGAAAGGTAGAGAGATTTACAAGAAGGGTGCTGAGGTTGTTCAAGAAACTGAGGAGTTTAAAAAACAACTTAAAAGATTTGATGGTGATGTAGATAAAGCCACAAGAGAAGCTATGGCTATTCTTATTGGTAATAAAGGTGAGACAATAGTTAATGGTTCTATTAAGTCCAAGTTCAGCGAATGGTTGATTGGGATGTGGAATTATATCAAGTCTCAATTTAAAATGTCTAAAGACCTGTCAGCAGAAGAAATTCAAAACTTAACACTTGATGAATTCTTAGGTACTGCATTAGCAGATATCTTTGCAGGTAAGCCACTGAAGATGACAGAGGCTCAAACAAAAGCTTTAAAAAACCCTGAAGCTATGTTTAGTTCCGGGATGAGTATAGATAGTATTATTCAGAAAGGAAGAGACCAAGGTATCCCTGATGAATCAATTAGAGTAGTCTTAAAAAACAGAGGCTTTAGTGCAACTGATATCAACAAGGCAATGGTAGTAAACATAGGATTAAGAGTTCCTATGCCAAGAGTTTTTGGAGATGTGAACGAAGGTGCGAAGGTTGGTTTTAGATTATTTAATAATGTAAGAACTGCAGTAAATAAATTTGCATTTGACAAGACGGGAAGAATTAAAACTTTTTCTGAGATAAGAGAAAAAGCATTTGATACTTTAAAAGCCGACCCAATATTTAAAATTCAAACTGAACAATTACAGAACGAGTTACTTGTTGCATTTGATAGAGCACTTGGTATTAGAGGAAATGCTAAGGTTGCAAGAGAAATAAATAACATTAAGAAAAATCTTAAGCAAAGAAAGATAAGTGCAGATAATCTTACAGATGCACAAAGAAGAATGAGAATGATTATTCGTAAGCTTCTACCTGCAGGTAAGAATTATTCTAAAACAGTAATCAACAGATTACTAAAAACAGTCAACACAACTACACCTAAAAACTTCATAGGTAAAATGTCTGAGGTTTTAAAAGAAGTTGAGATTGAAAGAAATAATGAAAAGAACAGAGTAATAAAAGACATCCTAACTATAGTAAAAAAGAAAGCAAGAAAATCTAAAACATCTTCAGGCAAGGTAAGAGCAGCAGGGTTAGATGCAATAGGTCAAGCCTATTTCTCTCAAGTAAAAGAAGTTTTGGATGCAGTAATGAAACAAGACTTCGAAACATTACAGGAATTAGCAGATAGCGTTAGAGACGAAAAGATTACAGAAATACTTCAGAAACAAGAAGAAGGTAAGAAGCTTACATCAAAAGAAAAGTTACTTCTTGACAGAAGAATTGCAATAGATTCTTTTGCAGACGTTATGACAATGGAACTTGAAGATGTTCAGGAGTTACTCGAAGATGTCAAGAGTGCAAGGAAAGAATCAATTCAAAGATTAAATAACAGAAAAGAAGAAAGAAGACAGAAAGTAGAAGAAAAACAAAAAGAGTTTAATGAACAAATAAAAGACGACTTTGGTCAGCTATATGATGAGAACGGTAATCCACTAAACGATAACGGTCTTGAGAAGAATAAGCAGTTTATTAGAAAAGCATTTAAAGAAAAAGGATTGTTTGGAGCAGTCACTGCATTCTTTAATCAGTTTAAAGAAAATGGTGTAAAAGATTTAACATCAAATGGTGTAGCTAAGTTTATGCAAAACTATGTTACTCACTTTAAAACGTTTACTAATATACTTGACGGAAATAAAGACGGAATGTTTACTGAAACATTTTTTAATGTGTTGAACGACTTCGATGAAAGAAATCTTCAAGGTGTTAGAAGAACCGAAAGTGATATGAATGCTATGACTAATTCTACTCACGGTAAAAAATGGACCGATTGGAAGTATTCATTAGGAACAGATGTTCAAGAGTTGTCATTTATAGATACAGAAACAGGTAATAGAACCTCAAATGTTTTCAATAAAGACCAAGCAATGAGAATCTATGCGTTGTCTCTAAACCCAATTCAGGCAGAAAAGTTAGCTAAGATGGAGGTGGATTTAGAATTAGTTAAAAGATTTATTGGTAAAGACAATCAAGAGTTGGTAGAGCAAACTGTAGATTTTTTAAGTAATAAATATTTTGAAGAGACCAATTCAGTTTACCAACAAGTAAATGATGTTAGTCTTGGTTATGTAGAAAATTACTTTCCTACAAGAACAATTAGTAAAGGAGCAATCACCAACGATATGATTCTTCAAGGAGAGTTTAACAAGGTGTTTACTGCGGAGTTTTCTCCTGCACTTAAAGAGCGTGTTGATTTAACAGGAGATGTTTTATTAGGCTTGTCTTTCAGTGAGGTTATGGAGGAGCACGTTAAGGCTATGGAGAAGTACAAGGCATATGCCGTAGGTGTCAAAGAAATGAACGCAATACTTCAGGACCAAGGAATACAAAACCTTTTAAACGAAACAGGTTTGAAGCAATTGTTTTCAAGGTCGCTTAATTATGCCATTAATCCTGATTCGGGACCACAAGTAGAAAGTGCAGATGTGGTTACAAAATTACAATCTTTGTTTACAGGTTTTGCTTTAGCACTAAAATTGGTTCAGATTCCAAAGCAGATGTCTTCATTTATATTTGCGTGGCAAAAGTATAACGCATTGCCATCAGGTAAATATATTCCGGGGTTAGACACACTTGGGTTTATGAAAGACTATGCTGAGGTATTGTTGTTCTTAAGAACAAATATTAAGGAAGCAAGAGAGATATCGGCAACTTTTGATAATCGTATCAAGCAAGGTTTAGAAGGTGATGTATTTGGTATTGAATCGGGTGGTAGAACTTTTAAGAAAACAAAAGCACAACAAGGTAGAAAGGGTCGTGCTGCAAGAGCATTTACAAAAGTAAAAGGTTTTACTACAGTCGCAGGGGATATCCTTGGTGTACTCGGATACAAAGCTTTATACAACAGACAAATCAGAAATGGTGTAGATAAAAATGAAGCACTTAGAAATTTCAATGATTACAACTCTACTCAGCAATCAAGAAGAGCAACAGAAAAAGTAGGACTTCAGCAAAGCACAGATGCTCTTAACAGAACGTTTACAATGTTTGGTAGTTCTTTGTTTCTAATGATGAACAATGTTTACCAATCTTCTATGAATGTAACAAGCGACATTATGAAGGGTAAGATGCCTAAGAGAGAACAGATTCGTAAATTGCTTTTAAATTATTCATTAGCAAACGTTGCGTTTACCGCAGTGTCATACGCACCTGCATTACTTCACGGTAAAGATGGAGAGAAAGATAGAGCGTACAAAGCATTGAGAGATGCAGCGTTAGGACTTAACTTAATCTATGCTATACCTATTATGGGTTCTGCAATTGAAACGGCAATAGCATACGCTGAGAAAGATAGAAAGCCAATCTCTGATGTTGTAAACCCATTAACATCTGTAGTTAGAAAAGTATTCAAGAGTATTAAAGATGTCAGTGGTCCTGATGGGTTAGTTCAAGCAACGAGAGTGTTGTTAGAAATTTATTCAGGAATGCAACTTGATGCACCAATAGGATTAATAAAGCTTCTCGGAGGCAGTGGTGATTCAGATGATATGTATGATGCACTTGGTATCACACCATCTTACAGACCGGGTTATGGGCAAACTAAACCAAAGGGTGAAACTAAAAAGAAATCAACTACTGCAGAAGATAAGAGAGCAATAAAGGCTATTGACCCTGAGTTGTACGAAGAACTATACGGGAAAGAAAGACCTACATATGGAATCGAGCAGGAGTTAAAACAGATGAAAAAAGAAATAAAAGATGAACTTAAAGAGACATATAACTAATGCCATTTAAGAGAGTTGGTTCAAATAAAAACGTAAGTCCAAGTGGTAGGGTGTTCACTGATAAACAAGTGAAACTCTACTACGCAACTGATGGATTTAAAAAATCTAAGCTATCAAAGAGTTCAAGGAAAAGAAGAAGAAAGAAGAAGGATTAAGTCTACACCTTCTGATACTTTTAAGTAGCCTACTTCTTTTGATATGGTTTGTCTATCTGAGAAATCTGTTTGTTTAGGTAGGTCTCTGCGTGACCATTCTACTTCATATTGTTGTAAATAAAAACCCCAAACACCTTTAGGTGTGGAGTTTATATAAACAGGTATTGTACCATAAGTTTTACTACGCTCCATAAGTGAGACGTATTTTTTTCTTTCTATAATTAATTCATCATAGTGTTTTCTTCTACACTTTAACTCTATATCTAAATTGTATTCGGAAGAATAACAATCATACCTACTGTTTGTAAATTTAGTAGGGTTTAAATCTTGTATAAAATTTTTTTTTATAAATGCAAATAGCTGCTGCTCCGAAGCAATCTCTTGATAGTCATATGTCATCCTCAACTGATATTGAAATATCCTTTAAGATAGACTGCAACAATTTAATTTGTGATTTTAAAACCTCAAAGTCTCTATCCATTAGAGCCTCGTAGATTTCAGTAGTAGAGTCGTGAATGTTGTCCATCAGGTAGTTGATGTGAGCGATACGTTCTTTGTCATACGCTGATGGGTCAGGAGCCATTCTATAAGGGTTCTTTTAATGTGTCTTTTGAGTCCATTGTTTGTAAGAACAAAGTCCCCATACTATTATTAATTGTTTTAATTGCTAAATAAATTCTACGAGACATTTTTTTTACTTCGTCTTTCTCTTTCCTTGTAGAGTCCGTACCAAGATGACAATGCATACTGCAATCCATTTCAAGAAGCCTGTCCTGCTTTCTTTTATTGGACCAAGTCTTATAGGAAAGTACCTTTTCTATTTCACTTGTCGTAAATACCATTGTAGAATTGATTTAATTTATGTAAGATTACATCTTCAGTTCCAATTCGGGTTCTTTCTTGTATCACTTTAAACAATTCTTGAAACCTTTTGTCTTTTTCTTGGAATTCTTTTAGACGTAAACTAAACTTTTCTGTTTCCGAAGATAACTCTTTGTTTCTAATTCTCAAAGAAATTACTTCTTTTTTTAGTTCATTTTCTGACGCATAATAAATTGGGTCATAATTCTTATTGAATTCTGATTTAATTCTTTCGTAGTTATTACGCAGTTGAACATCGGTTTTTACATACCACTTAAAGTTTTTAAAGTAGTGTAGCATGGAAGCGTGGTTCATTAACATCGACTTCGCTATAACACTACAACCATACCCTGCTTCATTTAATATGGTAGCATAAATCATTTTAGCATTTACATTGTGTTGTACTCTGCTTCTGTCTTTTCGTACATCAACTCCTAAGAGAGTCTTCACTATCGTTCTCAGGTGGCTGAATTGCTCCTCCTTCAAGTATAAAGTTTCTAATTGGTTCATTTTTTATTATATGTGATTTGATTGAGTTGTTATTTGATATAAAATCTAAGTATTCATCTACTTCTATTTCATTAAGGTCTACTAATATAGGTCTTTCTGTTTCTTGTTTTAAATATTCAACAACAAAAAATATGGGTTCTTCTTTTTTTATTACACCTGCAACCTCTTGGGTCCATCCATTTTTTATTGGAAGAAACTCCATTACAGATACGGTTTGTCCAATGATTAAAGATGCATCATCAATACTGTAGTAGCTAAGCTGCTGATAAAACCAATCATCAACTTCATACGCTAACTCATCCTCTAAATACTTCAGTTGTAAATCCATATTTCTCTAATTCTTTTAGTCTATACTTTTGTAGTTCTGACACTTTACCTTTCGGTGTCTTGACTTCACTAAAGATTACATTAGAGTTTGGTGGTATAGCAAGAATATCCGGTATACCATTCTTATTTGTCTTAACTAATTTTAATACATAATATCCTTCAGCTTCTAACTGCTTTATTCTTTTTGATTGTATTTGTTGTTCAGTCATCCGTTCTTTTTGTAATCCTCAAAGAAGCCTATGGCAACAATAAGGTTCATACTTAATGATGATGCAATCTCTATTACATCGTGATAGTTGTGAATAGACAGGTGTATGTGACCTACTACCCAAAAAGGAATTGCTAAGTTTTGACTAATCCAAATCAGTAAAAATCTTAAGAACCTCATATAACAAATATAAAATATTTTATTGGAAGTTATATCTATAGTTATGCCTTTCGACTTCTATCTTTTGATTTGAAAAGCAAGTCATTCCATTTATATGACTATCGGTAGGTACAAAGTAATGCCACCTTTTTATGCCGGGGATGTAGTAGAAAAAGAATGCTGCTCTTTTCCCCGTGTTCTTTTCATAAATAACAGTTGCAGTATGGTCGCTTGTTGGTATAATTTCCTGCACACTAAAAGTTTCATTATTGTAGTTGTTCTTTCTTTCTTTATTAGAATACCTTCTACACACCTCATCAGTAAATGATTGTAGTTGTTTTGCTATTTGTTTATTCATATTATCTTTTTAAAATGATTTACTGTAAAGTCCTTCTTCTTTGATACTGCTTTATAAATATCTTTTTCTATTCCACCCTTAGCGAATATCCAATACACATCTGATTCCAATCTATCTTTAGTTGTCATTCTATCTCTTGACTGCCAATAGCTTGTAGCACTAAAGTCTATGTTATAATATACAAGTGCCTTTGCTTTTCGTAAGGATATACCCTCACGACCTGATACAATTTGTAAGGCTATAGACTTACTTGTGTCTTCAAAGACACTGAGTTCTGTACACAGTTGGTCCCCGTATATCTTCTTAAGTGCGTTCAGTTCTTCTTTAAACTTATAGAAGATACCAATCTTTACATCTGCAAAGTTGTCGTGTATGAATTGTGCTTTTGAATAATCTATAATTGTTGAGTTGCCTGACTCAAACTTAATGGTCCCTGAGTACAATTGATGAAGCTTCATCATAAGCTTTACGGGAGTGTCTCCAAGTATAACTTCTTCCTTCCCTTCTACTACCCTATGTTTTTTTAATTGAGCCGTAAGCTTCTTTGTAATTGGCTCAACATCTACCTCAAGTATGTGTTCACGGGTATCTACCTTAAACCCTGCCTCTTTTTGTGAGTAAGAAATAGTATATGGTTTCATCTCATCAATAATCTTTTGATGACCATCGTGGTAATCGTTTATGTAAAGAGAATTGATTTTTCTTTGCTTAACATTTACATACTGTTTA